AATGGGCTTCATCCAATGAACCTCAAAGTCCATGGGATGTTCAATGGGCTTCATCCAATGAACCTCAAAGTCCATGGGATGTTTAATGGGCTTCATCAGATGAACCTCAAAGTCCATGGGATGTTTAATGGGCTTCATCCAATGAACCTCAAAGTCCATGGGATGTTTAATGGGCTTCATCCAATGAACCTCAAAGTCCATGGGATGTTTAATGGGCTTCATCAGATGAACCTCAAAGTCCATGGGATGTTTAATGGGCTTCATCAGATGAACCTCAAAGTCCATGGGATGTTTAATGGGCTTCATCAGATGAACCTCAAAGTCCATGGGATGTTCAATGGGCTTCATCAGATGAACCTCAAAGTCCATGGGATGTTCAATGGGCTTCATCAGATGAACCTCAAAGTCCATGGGATGTTCAATGGGCTTCATCCAATGAACTGTTTAAATTAAAAATAATGAAGGAGGGTTCTTGAAGGCAAAAGCTAAACGCCTTACTCATTTCACCTTAGCACCTTCACCAATCAATCGCCTATATACCCCTGTCAATGCATCTTTGTCTTCAAGTAATGATAACTCACCAATGATTCAAATGCCAGAAGTCATGGAATTTTTGTTTGAGCCAGCTCGATACAAAGTGGCTTATGGAGGACGAGGAGGCGTAAAGTCTTGGAGCTTTGCTAGGGCGTTGTTGCTGCTTGGCGCCCAGAACAAGTTGAGGATACTATGTGCTCGTGAGTTTCAAAACTCTATCAAGGATTCAGTTCATCAGTTGCTTCAAGACCAGATCACCTTGATGAGGCTCCATGATTATTATCAGGTGCTTCAGACAGAGATTAGAGGCATTACGGGCACAGAGATGATTTTCATGGGCCTTAAGAATAATGTCAATAAGGTAAAGTCGACAGAAGGGATCGATATTTGTTGGGTTGAGGAGGCCGAGAAGATCAGTGAGAACTCTTGGCAGGTTTTAATTCCAACGATTCGTAAAGAAGGAAGCGAGATCTGGATAAGTTTCAACCCAATCAACGAGACCGATCCTACTTATAAGCGTTTTAAGACTAACCACCCTTCTGAGTTCACACCCAGTGGAAAAAGATATTGTTTTTTAATTGAAACGGGTTGGAAGGATAATCCGTGGCTGCCTGAAGAGTTGCAGATGGAAAAGGATTATTTGGCCAGGGTTGATAAGGACGCCTATGACCACGTGTGGGGCGGGCAGGTTCAACGGAAGTCTAACTCTCAGGTGATGCATGATAAGTGTATCCTTGACGCATTCGTCCCAGACTTGACGCTGTGCGAGTGTGGCCACCGGGTTGATAAGCACAACCTACCATCTGGGCAAGAGATTCCTTGCCAGGTATGCGGGTGTAAAGAGTTTAAGGAAGTTTGGAATGGTCCTTACTATGGGGCAGATTGGGGCTTTTCATCTGACCCGGTTGTTTTAATTAAGGATTGGATTTGTGGGAGAAAGCTTTATGTTGAAGAAGAGTTTTGGAAGGTGGGAGTGGAGCTTGATCAATTGCCTACGGCCTTTGACACCATCTCAGGAGCCAAAGAGCATACTATTCGCGGAGATAGCTCTAGGCCAGAAACGATTTCCTACCTCAAGAACCATAAGGAAAACCCTTACCCGAAAATCATCGCGGCAGAAAGTTGGCCGGGTAGCGTAGAGGACGGGATCTCCTATCTTCGCTCCTTTGAGCAGATCGTCATTCACCCTAGATGTGTTCATACGGACGAGGAGTCACGCACCTATAAGCATAAGATTGATCAATTAACTGGGGACGTGCTGCCAGACATCATCGACAAGAACAATCACTGTTGGGATTCAATCAGGTATTCAGTGCAGCCTCTGATTAGGCGGCGACAGATGCCAGGGTTGTTCTTCGTGAGCCGGGATGATAAGGGAAAAGTAAAGCATCCAGACGATCAGCATCAAGTCGTGCCTAAGAATATTGGCGGGTTGGTAGATGCCAGGGCAGAGGCGTGGTACAGGGGAGATTGAGGTATATGGAAGACCAAGCAATGATACTAACGACGCACAAAGTTCTCTCTGATAAGGTTGTTGGTGAGATGAAGAAAAGGCTGGAGGCAATGGCAAGGGTCGGGATCTCGTTGAGAGTTGCCTTTAGGCAGATAGCCAAAGAATTTGGGTTAGAGATAAAATGGACAAAAACAATAAGCGAGTAAGGAGGATGATCTTATGACACAGTTAAATAAAGATGGGTTGAAGGTCAAGTTTGCGAAAGATTTGATTGAGGATATTGTTCTTATGGACTCTCAAGTTAAGGCATTCTCTGATGAGCTGAAGCTTGAAAAGGGCTACAGAGCAGATTTAATCTTTGTGACGAACTATGAAAATGCCCTGGGAGCTGTCGCCACGATATTGGGAAATGAAAAGTCAAGGCTTGAAGCCATAGCCGTGGTACTGCACACCAAGTAATTGCATCGATTGAGTGAGGTTAAAAAATGGGCAAAGACAGCAGACGGATGAGGAAGGAGCTTAGACGATTTACCAAGGACAAGGTGGATGACCTGAATCCTAGGGACGTTGTCCTGGCCTTCATCGATGAGGCCATGCAGCGACCCTTGCTGCAAAGGGTTAAGCTGGGGTTTGGATTGATCACGAGGTGGCAGAAGCTTCTGCCGGTTCAATTGAGAGAGGACAAGCGAAGCAATGAAGAGAGAACACTTCAATAGGCTTATTAATCTTTCTAGAGATGCTTGGCTCGTTCAACAGTCGACCAAGCAAGATCTCACTGGCAAGAGCATTGGCTTCGTTGATACTAACCTGGGTCTTGACCACGCGTTAGCTTGCGTTGGGTCTGGGTTTAAGGTTATTTATTATATAGCCAGTGGCGGAGCATATCCCTACCTGAAAGACGAGAGGTCCGGGGATGGATTTCCGGGGATCAATAAGGTGGAGTGTCTGACGGACGCTGTGGCTTGCGACGTCGTGGCCTTTATGGATTGCTACTTTGGTCGGGACGCTGATGACTTGCGAAAGGCTGGCAGAGATGTCTATGGGCCGTCTCAATGGTGGACTGAAGTTGAGAATGATAGGCGTAAGGGATGGCTCCGGCTTGAGGAGATGGGTGTCGGCGTGCCGGACGGGGTGATCGTCAAGGGGTTAAAAGAGCTTTTGAGGTATATTAGAGATAATCAGGGAGAAGGCAGAAAGGATATTTATTTTACTGAAACAAAGTCGGGGACATTGATTGCGGTAGCAGTTCCCAAGTATATTTATCCACCAGCACCTTACTATGTTCCTAAGTCCTATCAAGATTTAATCCAATTGACTGAAGTGAAAGACAACCCCTCGGTAAAGGTCTTCTATATCAAGACGTCTAAGTATCGTGGCTCTAAGGAAACTGGCGGTAGCGTGTTGAATTGGGTTGAGGCTTTAGTATCTGTTACTCAGGGGATGTTTGGCCCTTACCTGACTGATATGGAATTTTTAGTACAGAGCCAGTGTCCTGGAAAAGAGTTTGGGGTAGATGCCTATGTTAATGGCAAAATGATTCTACGCCCTTACCTTTTTACGACTGAAGAGAAAGGCTCGGGCACCGTGGGCAAGTGGGTAGAGTCCGGGCCGTTGGATGATTTGCTCTTTAAGAAGGTCTTGCCGTCGTTGATAAAGACAGACTATCGGGGGATGATTTGCTTTGAATTTTTCATCGACGATAAAGGTCGGCTCAGGGTGCATGACCCTTGCACTAGAAATAGTTATCCTTGTTCGGCTATCCAAGCTCATAGGATTAAGAATTATCCGGAGGTCATTTGTGCCGTGGCCGCTGGAAAGAATATTCAAATTGAGGTTGATGAAGGTTATGAAGCACAGGTTGGCCTTTATACCGATGAGAAGGACACGTGGCGGCCTATCAGGTTTCCTGAAGAGATCAGAGAGAGCGTAGGGTTCAGGAGGGTCGTGATCCGAGATAAGGAATACTACTACTGCCCTGGGGATTTTGTCGTGGCCACGGCCATGGGTTCAGGCCCGACGGCGGAGACGGCAATCGATAAGGCCAACGAGGTCGTAAAGCAGATCGAGTGCTCCAACAGCGCATATCCGGGAGGGTTCAAAGAAGACGTGCTCAAGAAGATTGAGACGTTGAACTCCTGGCCAACGGACCTAAAGTTTTGATGAGGAGAAAATAAATGGGAGTCGTTGTTAATATGCCTCTTGAGGAGATGCCGAAGGGAAACATGATACTTGACAAGCTCACGAAAGATGCTTTGGAGAAGATGAAGTTTTGGATGAGGATAGAGGAGTTTGACAAAAGGCTTGCAGCAGCTCAAGTGCAGAAGTTTGTTGATGAGTTTAACCAGGAGATGTGTAAGGTCGTTCGTCGGAGGATGAGATGAGAGACAAGCTTAGTGTCATTTGGACGTTGATTGGAATTGTGGTGATTGTAGGTGGATTTTTTGCTTATCTTGAAACCCATTACGCTCACGCCTCCAGCATTGCCGCACAGTTTGAGGCGCTTCAAAAACAGACCGATAAGATCAATGACAAGGTTGATTTGGGCGTCTCTATCCAAGAGCGAGACTACTTGCAGAGACAGATTGACGACTTAAAGAAGAAGTGGGAGAACAAGAAGATGACCGATGAGGCCAAAGAGTTGCTCAAGGGTTATGAGGAAAGACTGAAGCAGAAGCAAGAAGAGATCGGTGACTTGAAAGCGAAGATGAAGCAGAAGTAAAAATAGGAGTGTGACTTTAGATGAGATTCATCTTTACTGATAAAGACCAATATTTCAAAGATGAGTACCAAGAAGCTTGGCTATCTGAAGAGACAGGTTGGTGGACCCTGGCGGGTGAGATCTATGTCTGGACTCCAGGTCAAGAGCGATTGAAACAAATTGGGGTGGCGGTGCATGAGGCTTTTGAGTGGTTCATCATGGTTCGGGTTCTTAAGGGCTTAAGGAAGAGGCATCGCGTCCTTTTTAAATTTTTTTCAGACGCCAGTCACAACATCGCTAATGTTCTGGAGTTCGTGGTGAGCTCAGGCAGGGCAGATCAGTACTGGGGAAAGCAGGATTGGTATGGTGGAAAAGATCAAGGCATGGCTCAAAGAAAATAATCTGGATGAGAGAGATGTTGTCATTGGCATAGGGTTGCTGATGATTGGCATAGGGTGTGGATTAATATATCTTCCAGTGGCCTTTATCGTGGTGGGGGTTGGGTTGTTTGGGCTAGGCACTGGGATGATAAAGATAAAGTGAGGAGAGAATTATGGGATTCTTCGAGTCACTCCAGCAGAACAAGCAGCAGAAGCCAGAGGGGCCACGGACACCAATCGTTAGCTCCTTTTACACTGCCCCGCAAGCTATCGCGGCTGAGAAGCCCTACTACGCCTTAGTTCAGGCTTATAAGTCCTGGGTTTATACCTGTATTGACAAGATAGCTAAGGCGGTAGCCATGATCCCGCTGAACCTTTATATCTATCGAAAGGTAAAGTCTGGAACAAAGGTGGTGGACCTTCAGTGGCGAAGTGAGTACAAATCTATAAAGACTAAAGGGAGGAAGGAGTATTTTCTCAAGCAGATTGGGGTGAAGAAAGAGCAAGTGCTTGACCATCCCTTTCTTTCCCTGATTAGCCGTCCCAATCCCTTGATGACTAGATTCATGCTCTGGTATGAGACGATGGTCAGGCTTGAGTTAGGAGGGATGTGTGGATGGCTCCAGATCAAGAATGTTTTAAACACCCCCTCAGAGATTTGGCCACTGCCCTTGACTCAATTTGCTAACCTGAGGCCAAAGGTCAGCCCATCGCTTCGGCTTGAGTATTGGGATTATCAAGACGGTGACGTGAGGCAGAGGTTTAGGCCAGATGAAATCCTCTTATACAAATACCCACACCCGGCTTCACCTTTCCAAGCCATGTCGCCGTTGATGGCACAGACCTACCCCTATGACATTGACCTTTTTCTGATGCAGCAGCAGCGGGCCTTGTTTAAGAACATGGGGATCCCAGGCATTACCCTTGAGACGGATGCCGAACTTAGTCCTGATCAAGTTAAAGAGATCAGGGAGCAGTTGTTGTTTGAGTTTGGCAACGCTATGGCTGCAGGCCTCCCGATGATTTTGCATTCGGGCCTTAAGCAGGGGCAGAAGGCCATGATGAGCAGTAGCCGTGAGGCCATGCTCAACGAGGTGCAGCAGTTCGTCCGAGAAAAATTGATCACGGCCTTTGACCTTTCGCCCTCAAAGATTGGGCTTCATGAAAAAGACAATCGGGCAACGGCCGAGGTGGCGGACTGGACGTTTATCAAGGAGTGCTTAAACCCAAAGTGCATGCTGATGGAAGAGGTGATCGAGACGTTTGCCCTCCCCCAGTATGACGATGGCCTCACATGCGATTTTGACCTTCCTGATTATCCTGATAATGAATTCAATCTCAAGGAGAGGGAGGTAAATCTCAAGACGGGTTATCATTCAATCAACCAGGAGCTTGAGAAAGAAGGTGAGCCACCTGTTCCATGGGGCGAGAAGCCGTGGATGCCATTTAATTATGTACAATTAGGAGGGACCGTTGTGCCTCCAACTCTAGCAGATGGGGGAACAGACGAGGGCAAGGGAATCAAGTCTCTCAAGCTGATGAACCGAGCTTTTTGGACCGAGGAAAGGAAAGAACTCTACTGGAAACTTTTTGTCAGGACGGCAGATAACTATCAGCCCCTGATTGAGGGGCCGATGAAGAAATATTTTAGCAGCCTTAAGGAAGAAGTTATCAACCGGCTCCACAAGGAAGGAAACAAGGCCCTGAATATTCAAGGCATAAACATTAATAAAAAGACCGAGGCCAAGAAGCTTGTCAAAAGAACCGAGCCAGCGGTCAGGCAGATAGTGGAAGACGCCGGTCAGCATCGCATGAAGGACCTGCTTGAGACCGTAAAGCTTCAGACGCAGTTTGAGTGGAATGCCAGGGTGACGGGATGGCTTGGCGATCGCCTGAAACAGTTTTCAGAGCAGGTGTCAGGGACTACCTTTGATGCGATTGAGAAGATATTAAAAGAAGGGTTTGCGGCGGAGGCCACCATCACCGAGATGGCGGAGACGTTGAGGCAGACGTTTGATTCTTGGGAAGAGTACAGGGCGGCCAACATCGCTCGCACCGAAACGATTTCTGCCATGAACGCTGGTGACATTGAGGGCGTCCGACAGTCAGGGCTTGAGGATGCTTTGCTTAAGTGCTGGCTGTCTTCACGGGACGCTGCCGTTCGGCCAACCCATCAGCAGGCAGATGAGGAATACGCTGACGGGATTCCGATGGATGAAGATTTTATCGTTGGCGCTGATTCGATGGATGCCCCTGGGGAAGGGACAGACCCAGCAGAGGTCTGTAACTGTAGGTGCACGCTCTATTATATAGAGGCAGGCGAGTAAGAGGTAAACTATGGCCTTAACATTTAACAGAATTTTTGGCACTTCGGGATCCAGCAACGGACAGTTTAGCAATCCAAGCAAGCTAAAGGTCTATGGGGATAAGATCTATATCCTTGATGTCAATAACATAAGAATTGAGGTCGTAGACCTTCAGGGAAATTATGTAACTCAATGGGCAGAGGCGGCACAGGGTGCGGACCTTGATGTTGCTGATGGTTATGTTTATGTCGCTTACCCAAGCTCAGGGTATGTTTATAGATATGACCTAATTGGAAATGGGGCAGGAAGCTTTCATCCAGTGTTTGATGAGACGTATTATATTTGTGCGGCGACAAATTATCTCTTGTGTGCCAGGGTCTCGGACTTGATCGCTGTTTATGACCCTGGCTTTAATCTTTTAGGGCAATACTCTACCAGTCCAATTGTTAACGTAAAGGGACTGGCATTTTACAACGGTGAGATCTATATTCTTGGTCAGAATAGTGGCTCCTATCCGGAAGTTGTCGTAATGAACCCTTTGAACGGTAGCATAAACCGTAGTTTTTTAATCCCTCAGGTTGTGTATAGCCCGTATGGCATTGACGTTGACAGCACAGGGGTCTATATCGCGGGCTTTGGAAACAACAAAGTTTATCGGTATGACATTAATGGAACTTATCTGGATTATGCCCAGTACGGGGACGGGGCAGCCTTCTATCCTTCGGACGTCTCTCTTTACAAGGGAGAAATCTTTGTCGCTAATGCCCCACTTGATAATATCTTGGTTTATGAGGAGCCAGCCCCACCATCAATCACCGCATTTACCATCCCTCAATCGTATGGTTCGAGGACCGTTCCTATTACTGCATTTACGGCTTCAAATTCTCCGACGGGCTATTTGGTGAATCAGGCGTCAAGCCCTCCGGCACCCAATGATCTTGGGTGGACGGCTAACCCTCCGACCAATTATGTCTTTGGCACCGTTGGCTTGAAATGGCTTTATCCCTGGGCCAAGAATGGGGTCGGGGTGTCGACAGATGGAGACAATAATAGAAAGAGCGTGTTCGTCTACGACCAGGTACCTCCGACGGTCTCGGAGTTTGAGATTCCACCGACGTCGGATTCTCTGACCGTGCCGATTACCACGTTCGTTTTGACAGGGGTCTACATCACAGGTTATATCGTTACTGAATCAAGTAATGCTCCTGATCCGAATGGCCAAGGATGGACCCCTTGGCCTACTTTGAATTATACGTTTGGATCGGCTGGCGCTAAGACGCTTTACGCATGGGGAAAAAATGTCTATGGGGTATCAAGCTCGTTGAGTGCCCAGGTGGTTGTAACCCTGACGCCTCCGACCCCATTTCCGTCACCTCCTTCTGGATTTAAGTTAGAAATTTATTTGGAGTTTGATGAGAAGATCGGTGCCACAGGAATTTATCTCGCCGACGGAACGCCATGGGGTTATGCTGAATTTGAAAATAACACCACGAGAATTTATCTGGCCGATGGGACGCCGTGGGGTTATCTGGAATATGATGAGAAGACCGATTCTACAAGGATTTATCTTGAAGATGGAACGCTTCGTGGCTACTGGGTGTTCGATGCAAAAGCTGATACCGTAGAGATCTATCTCGCTGACGGGACGCCGTGGGGAAGAGCAGCTTACGATGAGAAGACGAACCAGACTCTGGTATATAAGAGAAAAGACATCATTGGGATAAACGATACGGTCGTTGGCAGGTTGACGGCAGCAAGCCCTCCAGATCCTTACTACCTTCCAGATATTTATTATTCAGAGGATTGGAACTTGGTGGAGGTTGTTGTCGGGCAGGCGATAACCGTCGTTGAAACAAGTCCTGATTTTAAGATTTGGATAGATATTCTCGACGCCACAGATTTGGTAAATCCCATTTTTGAAGGGGGAGGGCCGATAACGTTTACGCCGCAAGCTGGGATAAATTACGTGATCAGAGCAAGCACCTATGCTGAATATCAGGTGGGTGCTTATACGTTGGCGACGGTGTCGTAAGATGAAAGAATAAACAAGGAATTTTAAAAGGAGGGAACAATGAAGATCCCAAAATTGGAGCGTAAAGTATTCTCTGCAGAGGTCAAGGAATTTGATGACGAGCAATTGACAGTGACCCACTTCATCTCAACAGAGAAGAGAGACAGGGGTGGAGACTCCATGAAGGCTGACGGCATGAAGATCAGGGGTAAGGTCGTTGTGCTTCTGGCCCATGGGTTTTCTAGCATGGGGCAGGAGCCTATCGCCAAGCCTTTGAAGATCTGGCCGGACACATTTAAGGGATCTCCAGGTATATGTGCAATGACCCAGTTCTACGACGGCAGTCATCTTAACCCGCCCGACAATACGGGTCGAAGGTTCTATGATAAGACTAAGAATGGCTACATGCCCAACTGGTCTATCGGGTGGATCCCCATTAAGTGGGAAGACATAAAAGGGCCCCACGGTGAATATTATCGAGATGTCATTGAATGGGAGCTTCTTGAATACTCTCCGGTGGGCGTGCCAATGAACCCTGACTGTCAGACCGTGGATAAATCTGGCAAGTGCAATGTGGACAAGTGTGGCACCTGCCAAAAAGAAGCATGGTTCAGAGTTCTCCCAGATGATGTTGTGCCAGTTGGTAAAGAGGAATTTAAACATTATACATACCTTGATGGAAAGCCTCTTTGGAAAGAGGATGATCGGGAGGAGCTTGAGAAGAAGCTTGGAGATCTCTGCCAGTATAAAGACGGCTTGCTCTGTGACATGGAAGGCAAGCCCTATCCGAACGAGCATGCCTGCTGCATCAACGACCCAAAAAAGTATGACCGTATCAGGAGAAACAATGATAAGTTTGGCAAGGGCATTCACGCTCTCTGGGGGATCAAAAAAGGAAATCCGGTTGAGCTTCAAGCCATTCGGTTTTCTAAGAGTAAGTTCACGCCAGCGGAGGCCCGTAAGTGGTGCAAGGACCATGAGTACAAATGCAAGCCCTTTGAGCCTGCCAGTGAAAAGTGTGCAACGTGTGGCGCAGAGATGGTCTGGAAGTGGTTTATGGAAGATGAGGAAGATGGTGTCTATTCTTGCGAGGCCTGCAAGGGGATCAAGGCAAAAAAGAACGAGTGCAAGTGTGACAACGAGAAGTGTGGCCACACGGTCGCGTGGGATAGCAATTGCCACGGGATGAAGTGCCTCAAGTGTGGCAAGGGAACGTTGAGAAGGGTGAAGAAGACGAAGAAAGATCTTGAGGGTAAGATGAGTGTTGAAACAAAGAGTGGACGGATGTTTATCGGCATTCATTCTATCCCGACCTTAATTGGCGTTGACATATATTCCGAACCAAAGTTAAGAGAGATACTTGAATTTACAAGAGAATTTCTGAATCGAGGGACTCCAGTGACTTTGATGGCTGACGACGATTCAATCTGTGAGCTTGATAAAGATAAAATTCGCTTACTTGAAGAGCCGAAAGGAGCTATTCCATATAAGAAGACCCCTTCTGCCAAAGATGATGAGCCTTGGAGCTTAAGGGAAGAGATAGGTAAGGCATCGCTGGATGACTTGAGAGAGATGGCAGTATGGGTTGATGAGAAGCGTCCCAAGGCTAAAGGCTCATACAAGGGAATTCACCACAAGGCTGGTGGAGATTATCCTGTCGTTAAGAAAGCTGTCAGGGCATTGGCGGCCAACCTTTTAAATTCCAGGGGAGGAATTCACATCCCAACCGTTGACTTGAAAAAAGCACGAGAGCACTGTGCTTCCCACTACGAAGATCTGGGAATGGGTGAAGTGCCATGGAAGAGCAAGAAGGGAATAGAGTTTGTTGAGTGGGTAGCTATCAGTTTTGATCTTAGCGGAATTTCTTTTAGGTCGTTTACTGAAGAAGATAATAAAAAGATCTTTGAGAAAGCTAAAACTCTTATTCCAGACCTTGTTGAATTCTTCAGCCTAGAGTATAAGCAAGACGATTGGGGGTACGGGGATGGTGGAGATGGTGACGGTACTGGAGATAGTGCCGAGCCGAACCTTACCGAAAGCGAGACGGTGGTCATCGAGATGATAGATGGCCAGGAGATCCGAGACCGCATGGATAACTTGGGCATTGAGTACACGATGGGCGGCCATCACTACGTTTATCCTGACTTGGTTCCAGAGGAAAATAAGATCATCGTCGATGGAAGGATGAGCGATGAGGATATCGTTGCCACAAAAGTTCACGAGTTCACTGAACGTGAGCTTATGAAGTATTACGACTTTCCCTATAATAACGCCCACGAGATTGCTAACATAGCAGAGGAAGGAGTTCGCCATATCCTGAAAGACTGTGAAGATGGTGGGCACGGCGGGGTGCTGGGGGATGGCCGTAATCACGATCCTGAACACAGAGGCAACCATCATCACGACCATGGGAGGACGGTAGACCACACGTGGGAGCAGGATGCACTCAACGTTGTTAAGGAACTTTATCAGGCTTGGGATGAAATGAAAAAGCTTGGGCAGCATGATGACGAATGCACCTTTGATTCAATATGTCCAGCATGTAAAACTCCCATAGGGAAATGTGATAAGCACGTTGAAGCGATGGCGACTCGAATTGTAAAAATGGACAAGGCCATTGCTGATTGTGAAGAGAAAATCGGACAGGGCATCAGCTCAGCTTCAACAGACGTAAGGGATGAGGAGTTGGATTCCTTTATCGATTTTATAAAGACCATGAAGGAGAAGTTTAATTCAATAGAGTTGATGGTTGCCGCTTTGACAAATAAGCAGAACGACATGTGCGAGCACTACATCGAAAAATGTTCTGTCTGTGATAAGGTGATCTCATCTTGTCGATGTTCATCGAAGGATAAAGTGATCAAGCTTTCTGTTTGTAAGGAGTGCAGAGAGAAGAATAAAACTTCGGAGCCACAAAAGATAGTTGCGGTCAATGGCGGGGATGAGGAGAAGAGGATGCTTGCTGAGATCTCAAAGCAGCTGTCAAGGGAGTTCAGTGACCTGATAACCCAGTATGAAGAAAATACACGGAAGCTTATCAGGGCTGAAATCAATAAAGCTAAAGGGAGGGTAGAATAGAGATCCTAACCCGAATAGACGGGATCATCCCAATAGGGATTAACAGGTCGGGTGAAAATAAGATTTAACAAGGATTCCACCCTGAATAGACGGAATCACCCAGGACTTAAAGGGGTTAGCAGGACAGGGGAAAAAAGAAAATAAAAAACTAAAAAAGGAGGAAACACACTATGGACCCGATAGAAGTTGAAGTTAAAAAGAAAGAGGACGGCTCGTTGTATTTTGACGTGGCTAAGATCATGGAGCACATGCAGAATGGCACCTTAGGCGTTATTAGGCAGGAGATGAAGAGTCTTTTGCAGGCCGAGGTGAAGACCATTTTTGACAACAGCGATGGGCGTTTTGTCGGTAAAGAAGATAAGTCCATCATCGACACAAGCTATTTCAGCAAAGGCTACGCGGCTGGCAGACGGGGTGAAATGGACGGAAGCCAGTTGGCTTTTACCCTGGCTGCTTGTGGTGGGCCGTGGCTAAAGCTCTCACCGGCTATGGAAAAGTTTGCAAACTTAGTTCGGCTGAGATTCGATCCCAATCAGATTGTCGCTAAGGGAATTAGCATGCAGGACTATAACAAGGAGATGTATGATTGGAACAAGAAGGCCGCACTTTCTGGAGCTTTGACAGAGGCTGATGTGGGCGCGATTGTTCCAATTGAGTTCCTTGCAACCGTCATTGAGTTTGCGATTGAGCAGAGCAAGATATTGCCCAAGCTCTGGAGAATTCCACTGGGTGCCTATCAGACAAGAATCCCGCAGCTTGCCCAGTCTGCAGGCAGCTATTTTGGTGGGATTTTGCTCTATCACCCAGAGGAAGCTTACGAGAAGACAGGTACAAAACCAACTTTCGTTTACAAGACCCTGACACCTAAGAAGTTGATCGGTTTGATTCCGATCTCTGACGAATTGGTTATGGACAGCTCAATCAACATCATCAATTACCTAACGGGCCTTTTCACCAGGGCCTTTCAGTATGCGTCAGAGGGTGAGGTGATTGCAGGTGCTGGGCTGTTGGGCCAGATGCTGGGCATCACCAGTGACCCTTTTATCAACGTAGTGCCCAGACAGACAGCAGGGACAGTCAAGAGAGATGATGTGATTAACCTTGAGTCTATCCTTGATGAGAACTTTCAGGACCTTAATTACCTGACAAGGAGAACAACCCTTAATATTCTTCGCAAGGAGAAAAATGTTGTTGGCACTCCATTTTACTATGACACGATGGAGTCTGGGCTTGAGAGAGGGGTTGGCCCCCAGCTTAATGGGTATCCAGTGCTTAAAACTCGGAACGTGCCAGCCACAGGAAAGAAAGGTGACATCATCTGTGGTGAGCTTGGGTATTATCTCTGGGGCATTCGTCAGGACATGACCATTGATATGTCAGCCGAGCGATATTTTGAGTACGATGTGAAGGCCATCCGCTTTGTGGTTCGTCAGGACGGACTGCCAGGCGTTTCGATTGCCTTTGCAGTGCTTGACAGTACCCCAGAATCATAAGAGCATTCATCATCCAGCCTCCTTTCTGGATTGAACCGTGGCCCAGGGTAGTAGGGTAAACTGAAGACTGGGCCAATTTAAAAAGGAGAATTATGAACAAGGAGATTCCGGAAGTTTTAAAAGACGCCATTTTTACGGATGATAAAAGCATGGTTGAAGTTGAATATACTTTATCTGGGTATGGAGGCGCCAAGACCTGGATTAGTGTGGAGCGGGCACTGCTTGGTGAAGCTCATGGAAGATGGAAGATAGTTAGAAGACTTCAGCGGTATGATAACAAGATGATGACAGCGGAGATTCCTCCTGATTCTTTAACCAGGGGCAATTTATTCTCTAATGGAACGTATGAAACCAAGGGGGTAAAAAAAAAGAAAGTAGCTTGGGTTCAGGACCTGGTGATAAGGGGCGGGGCGGAGATCAGCAATGAGCTTGTCATTAGGACTGGGATTGAGTGTGGGTTTAACATCAAGCGAGTCTTTCAAACGGTGTCTTGTTCCATTATAGAGGACCTGTTGGGTCAGTGTGATCTTATTGTTCTTAATAACATCTGGGCCTTCTCAGATGAGCAAATGAGGGTTATTAAGATGTTTATCCAGAAGAAGCCTTATGTTAAATATGAGCATGATCATAGAGAGCTTGGCAGATTAGAATTTTCAAAAGGCCTTTTCTCAAATTCTAAGCTTAACGTCTTTTTGTCCCCTGCCCATCTTAATAACTATCAAGAGAAGCTTGGGATAGACGGAATCTGTCTGCCTCTTGCCATTGATGTTGATCTTTTTAAACCTGTACAGGGGGTTGAGAGGAAATCTAACACGGCGCTGATATGTAACGTCAGGCATCTTAGGACATGGTTAAATCTTCAGAAATATGTGGACGAGCATCCTGAGATTTTATTTACGGTAATGTTAAACGGTGAGACTAAGGTGGTGGGAGATAATGTTACCACCAGGCCGATGATTCCATATGAAGAGATGCCTAAACTTTATTCTGGGTTTGAGTACCTTGTCCATATCATGGATGGGTGGGGAGCTGGAGAGAGAGTCTTCTTTGAAGGCATGCTTTGTGGATGTAATGTGATTTCAAACAAAAGGGTAGGACATACTTCCTGGAATGAGCAGGAATCTATGGGTTGGGTCGTTGATTTTAAAGACGTCAATGGCTTGAGAGAATGGCTCAAGAAAGCGCCATATCAGTTTTGGAAAGCAATTGACCAAAGAATATAATAGGGATTTACGTGAAAATATTTTGGGCATTTTGCATTTATAATGAAAGAGAAATGCTTCCTTTCAAGATAGATTTCATGAGAAAGAATGCCATCAATTTTTATGTCTTTGATAATGTAAGCGTAGATGGGTCGTGGGAATGGCTTCAAGAGAACAAAATTCCGTCTGGTAGGTTCAACTCTGATGGAATGTTCAACCTGACATTAAACCTTAGTTTGTTGACCAAGAAGATTCACGAGGTGAAGCCTGATTGGGTTATTATGGCTGGGACAGATACCTTCTATGTCCATGGTAAGAGGACGCTTAGGGAGACGATAGAATCTGTGGACAAGCAGGGATTTAATTGTATCTATGATGTTTTTAAATCGTTTCAGTTTATGTTTACTGGGGAAGAAAAACCTGGGGAAGATCCTAGGTTGACTTATATGTATTATGTTTTAAAATCTTTTAATAATGTTTGCTGCATTGCCAAGTATTGTTCGCAGCTGAAGTTTAGGTCTGCTGATTGTCTTGTTGTCCCAAAGGCAAAGTTATATCAAGACGGGGATTTTGTGGCATTGCATTATAGCATGAGGCATGACGCAGAGAACAGGAAGACGGAACAATACATCAGGAGAAAAAAAGCTTGGGATTCGGGGCGTACCGCACGGTGCTATGGCACTCACTACGAGAGGATCGTGAACAGCGGCCGTTTTATTTTTGATAAAAAAGATCTCCTAGATGTAAGAGATTCTTTTCTTTGGGGGGCTATAAGGAAGTCTGTAGAAGCGTGATGAATGTTGTGATGCTTTCTAAACATGATTATGCTGGGAGCGGGTGGCAGATAGTCCAGGCTGTTCGTCGTCACACGAGGCATAATATTGTGCACGTCAAAACGACCTCCCATAAGCACGGTTATAAGACAGACTATATTCTAGATGGAAAAAATCGGGCAGTTGTTCAAGGGCTTGTGGACAAGGCTGATGTTGTTCACTTCAAGGGAGATGATCTTCCATCGAGAGATTGGTATGGAGTTAAGATCCCAGAGAAAGTGAAAATTATTCTTACCGTTGGGGGATCGTTTTTTAGAAGAAATGGAAGGAGGACAGGGCTTAGGCCAATTGAAGAGTATGTTAAAAGATCGGATTTTAGGACTGCCTTGTCTCCTGATTTGAATTATGATGAATTTAAGTCAGTGTATACTCCATACTTGATCGATAGCGAAAAAGCGGAGTATTCTTGGAAAGAGGATAGGGATGGAAAGTTTGTTATTGGCTGCTATCCTGGAGTGAGAAAAGAAAAGGGTTTTGAATCAGTTGTCGAGCCTGCTTGGCGTCAGCTTGAAAAGGAAGGATATAAATTTGAGAAGGTGTTAACGATTGGAATGACATACGAACAAAGCGTTGGGGCCAAGAAGGGGATGTCAATATTTATAGATCAGATTTCCTTGGCCGGCTGCTATGGGAATTCTGCTCTTGAGGCCATGCAGTTTGGCATTCCTGTAGTTGCTTATATAGGAGATGTGGCTTTAAAGCATGCCATGGAAGAATTTAAAAAATCTCCGATTATGAATCCTGGAAAAACAAAGGAGGGGCTTTATCTTTTACTCAAGAGGATACTGTCAAGAAAAATTGACTTGTCAGATATATCTAAAAAGACGAAATGTTACTGCGATGGTTTTCACTCCTATACCGTAGGGGCAAGGATATGGAATGAGATTTATGAAAAAGTTGCAAGCAAAAATGTTTAAAAACGTTTTAGTTGTGTCTCCTCACACGGATGATGGTGAACTTGGGGCAGGGGGGTCATTGGCTAAATTCTCAAGAGAAGGAAGCCAAATTACTCATCTGGTGTTTTTTGATGGGGAAAAGCAGTCAGAGGAAATTTTAAAAGAGTTTGAAAAGTCAAACGGTATTTTTGCCCCATCTTCAAACAGGATAGTGGAGAGGCTTAAGATAAGAAGTTATGAAAAGGACCGTCAAAGAATATTGGATTTAATGATTGAAATTGAAAGAAGTTTTAAACCAGACCTTGTCTTTCTTCCCTCGTCGAGAGACTTTCATCAAGATCACATGACGGTTTCAAGGGAAGGGCTTAGGGCATTTAAATTTTCTACTATCTTCGGTTATGAGGAACCTTGGAATAACCTCGTGTTTGAGACGTCTTGCTTTATTGAGATATCAAAAGGAGATCTTTCAAAGAAATTGCGGGCGTTAAATTGTTATAAGTCTCAAAAGGCGCACTATTATTTTTCAGATGAGATTATTCGATCACTGGCTTTAGTCAGGGGAATGCAGATCAGGGCTCAGTACGCGGAGGCATTTGAGATCATTAGGATGATTGTTCATTGAGGAGTAATGGTTTGAAAATGATAGAAAGATTCAAGTTTTGTCTGGAGATGAGAGAGAAATGTCCTGAGACTCTTGGGATTCATCCCTCAATAATTATCCCAGAATGGGTTTTAATTGGGAAAAATGTTTCAATTCATGAGAGAGTTATCTTGGGAAGTCAGGGTTTTGGATTTGCGAGAGATGAGGATGGCCATTGGTTTCATATCCCTCACGTTGGAAAGGTGATAATTGAGGATGACGTAGAGATATTTGAAGGGACAAATGTTTGCCGTGGTACGCTGGGAGATACTAAAATTGGCAGGGGGACGAAGATTGATGCCTTATGCCACATTGGGCATAATGCCGTGATAGGAGAAAATTGTATCATAACCGCTCATTGCATGATCGCAGGGTGCGTGATAGGAAATGACGTGTGGGTTGGCCCAAATTCAACGACTAAGCCCAAGATCCAGATAGCTGACAATGTGCTCATAGGCCAAGGTTCTAATGTCGTTGAGAGTATCCTAAAGCCTGGGGAAGTTTGGGCAGGAAATCCAGCTCGTTTTTTAAGAATGAGAAAACCGTTTGAGTAGAAAGGTAAAAAATGTCATTGCATCCGGTGACTGATGAGGAGAGAAGAGCCAATAACCCAAAGATGTATGTGAGCAACAAGTGGACGATTTGTGAGTTGCTGCGAAAGATTTATATTTTGGCTGAAGCCAGGAATGATACAAGAACAATGCACCTTTCTCACGACGCTCTTTGCTATGCTAAAAGAATGAATCTTAAGCTAGGCCAAAAAGATCCGAAGTATGGAGAAGAGTGGTATTATGGTAAACGAGAAAGAAAAAATTATTAAGAGGGCTTTGGTTACGGGCGGGGCAGGTTTTATAGGCTCTCACTTATGTGAGCGGTTGACGGGCATGGGGATTGAAGTAATTTCTCTTGATGATTATTCTGCTGGTCACATTGAAAATTTACGGAAAGTTCATTGCAAAAAAGTATATGGAGATGTGCTCAATGAATATTTGGTAATGGACTTGATGAAAGATGTGGATGTGGTATTTCACAACGCAGCAAGTAAAAAAACCATCTGCATCGCAGATCCTAAACATGATCTTGACGTAAATGCCAAGGGAACTTTGACACTGCTTACGGCAGCTTTGAAACAGGGGGTAAAAAAATTTATTCATGCATCAACTGGTTCTGTTTATGGACAGCCCTCCTGTTTTCCACAGGACGAAGATCACCCCTTGAGGCCGATCTCTTATTACGGCGTGAGTAAGTTGGCTGGGGAACGTTACGTTGAAATGTTTTACAAATTGTTTGGTTTAGACACGACAATTTTGAGATATTTTCACGTGTATGGGCCTCGACAGGCTAATGGAAAATATGGCGGAGTGGTGGCAATTTTTATTACAGGCATGTTGATGGATTTGCCAATATTTATTCACGGGGATGGTAGTCAAGAGAGATCTTTTACCTATGTGAAAGATATAGTAGACATAAATCTGGAAGCAATGAAATCTCCTTTTTCAAGTGGGCAGGTTTATAATTGTGCCTCTGGGCTGCACGTAAGCGTGCTTGATTTGCATCGGGAACTTGCAAGGCAATTAGATTGTAATGGAAAATCTCCAGTTTATACAGAGAGTGATCTGGGAGAAGTTTTTAAGTTTGACGTTTCAAATGAAAAAGTCAAGAAGGATTTGAAGATAAATTTTACGTCGCTCGATGAAGGATTGCGGGAGACAATATCTTGGTTCAAGGTCAGTGCCTAGTAGAGGTGATTGTCTTGAAGATATGTGCTTATCTACCCATTTATAAAAGAGAGGGACTTTTGGCGGAAACACTTCGAAGATTGAAACACCAGACATTGTCATTTGAGCGTATTGTAACTGTTGGAAGTTGTGACGAGGACAAGGAGATTGCAAAAAAATTTGGGGTTGATTATATTGGCCATGAAAACCATCCCTTGAGTGATAAGATTCAGGCAGGGGTGTCATACCTTCGTCAATTTAAACCTGATGCAATTATGGGCATAGGTTCAGATGATTGGGTTACAAGTAATTGGGTTGAGGAGGTCTCCAAATGCTTAGGAGAATTTGATATCATTGGGGCAGACCACTTTTATCTTTTTCTCGTAGATTCAAAGCCAATACAGTTGATTCGGTACTGTTATCCCTCTTCTCGGTATGGTGAGCCGATGGGCGCAGGCAGATTTGTATCAAGACGGATTTTGGATAAGCTTGATTGGAGGCTTTATCCTCGGGGATTTGAATGGGGCCTTGACGGTAAAAGCCACAGCAGGATGGTGGCTTTAGGTGCAACGTACTCATTGTATAGAAGTGATAAAGCAAAAATCTTATGCCCAAAAGGAATTCAGGGACAATTGACCACTTGGGACCATGCGATCAACTCAGATCGCAGTAAGAAAATTGATGATAAGCACTGGATCAGCACAAATTTCCCTGGCGTTGTAATGGAAGGGTCGGTATGATTCTGATCGTCTCAAGGTTTGGTAGAATGAATAAATATCCAGATCAGGTTATGATGAGGAAAACATTGGCTGCTTTTTTAAGATCTCTGGACAATCAGACGGATAAGGGCTTCAGGGCTTTCTTAAGCTGCCATGATGTACCAGAGGGGTTCAATTATCCCTGGCTTGAATGGTGTTCGATGGCCGCTAACCCAGAGAACAGTGGCACAAAATACTGGAAACGATTCCCTATAAATCTAGATGATCTTGGAGAAAGAATTGTCTGTACGTATGGCAGCAAAATTCAAGACTCTGGCCGTAAGGGGATTCACTCGGTGATAAAAGCAGGGCAATGGGCATATAGAAATGGACTAAAAGATTTTTGGATAATGAGGATGGATAGCGACGACATGCTTGCAAAACGCACGATTGAAACTATTCACGCTCTTGATAAGCAAGGGATAGAGGCTATTTATAATAGACGCTGTCACATCTTTGACGCACGAACAAGAGAGATTGGGGAATATAATTACAGATCTTCTACAACCTGTAACGCTCTTAAGATGAGAATTGAGAAAAATATACTCCTGCGTTGGTTTTATCTTTGCACCAATCACACGAGATTTATCTCTGATGTGAGGAGAGATAAAATAAAATTTAAAGAGGTAGACTGGACTTATTGCATTGTCACTAATTCTAGGAATTCAATTTCTAGCAGGCCAACATTAACCGCAGAGAGATGGGCAAGGAAAATTGGCATGACGAAGAAATTATCAGATCGCTATGGCTTAGATCAGTTTGGGAGATAACGTGATTGACATAATTGTTACAACGTATAATCGACTTCATTTTTTACAAAGTACTCTTGAAAGTCTTCTTGACAGCGTAACTAGTGAGCTGTTCAAACTTTATATCATTGATGATTGCAGCTTTGACGGGACGAGGGAATATCTTAGCAAGATGAATAAATTTCTTGACATTTCTATCATCCTATCTGATGAAAGAAGAGGGGTCGTTCCAAACTTTAATTCTTTGTGGGATACAGTTATTTTAAATGAAAGGCATCCATTCTTGTGCTATCTGCAGGACGATATAGTTGCAGTGGAAAAAGATTGGCTTACCGTATTGACTGTGGCGTGGCACGAAATGAAAGACGCCTATAAGATTGGTTTTTTGAGTGGGTATGATGCTCCAGAGCATCCAACAGAAAGAGAAATAATGTGGATGGGTCGAAATGTAAAGATTAAGAAGTCTACGTCAGGGCAAAATTTATTCGCTGATAAGAAGTTTTGGGCTTCTATAGGAAAGCCCCCTGAATTAAATTTTAATGGTTCGGTGCGTGGCTTTCCAGACAATGGTAAAGGGTCTAATATTGATGTCTGGTTTACAGGTTGTTATTCCTTGAGTAAATTTGACCAGAAAAATGCAGCTCCTAATTGTCTTTATAAGCAAGGCAAGAGGGTTATGGTTATTCCAATGTTAAAGCATCTTGGCATTGAAAAAAAAGACTCAACTTGGCGACAAAATCGGGTCGGAGGGTTTTAAGGAAAGATGGGAAAAAGCGTAGCATATTTTGCTAACGGAATTGGAAATTTTATTATGATGATGCCTGCCCTGCAAGCAATGGCAACCTTGGCAGATAACAAGGTAGTAGACATCATTATAGATAGCAATTGGGTTGACAACCGAAGACCCGCGGTCGAGGAGATCTGCACAGCTTGGCCTGTAATAGGAAAGATTATAAGGTATCCTAAACAAAAGTTCGATAAAAATAGCTATGGGCACTGGTTCTTTACTGTTCATGGAATGACAAATGGCGCAGCCTCTATATTCCTTCCGAGAATGAAAAAGATTATTCCAAAACCCCACTGGAGATCTTCTCAAACGCATGAGAGAGATTATTATATGAATGTGGCGAGAGGGGTGGGGTACGAAGGTTTAGAACCAGAGATTCAGTTTCCATTGGCTAAGAATCCTATTGTTAATTTAACAAGGCCAATTATTGGTTTGTGCAATGGGTACTTTCGCACTTTTAATCATTATTGGGATAAAAAGGGATGGCAGTATTTTCCAAGGTTGTCAGAAATTTTAGCACTGTATTTTGGTGGGTCTGTTGTTGGCCTTGGCCATGAGAATGAGATTCCAAAGGGGACAAAGCTTATTGTAGATTATGCAGGCAAACTTTCTATTTTGGAGACAGCTAAGGTTTTATCTCAGCTTGATTTGTTTATTACCACAGATACGGGGCTTATGCATCTGGCAGATGTACTTAATATCCCCACCATAGCAATGTTTGGGCCAACGCTTGTGACCAAAAACGGGATTAGGGGAGAGAATTCTTATGTTCTGCAAGCGGGCCTTAAGTGTGTCCCATGTCAGGAGACCTCAGCATATTATATGTGTAAGTTGAATGAATGCATGAGGTCTATTAAAACAGATGATGTGATGGCTAAGGCAAAAGAAATTTTGGGAGGACATGCCAATGAGCGAAGTTATCATAGCTGGAATTATAAAGTGGAGCGATCTTCAGAATTGGATAGAACCGTCTCCTCTGGATACTGATCTCGGAAAGCTAACGCTGATCGGAGAGGGCGTTGTTTCTGACGCTGAAGATTATGTTCATGGAAAAATTAGTCGAGTTGAGGGTGAAATTGCCCATCTCGATGGGGGTAAAAATTATTTGACTTTACCTCATTTGAATGTCAGCAACGTTTTAATTTGGGAGGATATGAACAGGGTCTTTGGTAGTTCCACTTTGATCAATCCAAAAAGATATCAAGTTTATGGGCCGAGGGGAATTGCCAGAATTGGGAAGCCTAAGAGCCATTCGATAGGGGGTATTGCCTGGATGGATAGATTTTTCTCCGATTACTATTGGGATGATTTCTGGTTTGATAGATTTTTTGAGGGGAGGAGAGAATTTATTCATGGCAGGCTTGTAATAAAGGTTCGGTACGATGGGGGTTGGGATCAAGATACAGTTGAAAAAGGGTTGAAGCTTGCCATGATAACCCAGATTGGATATCGGTACAGAAGAAGAAAAGATCCTGGTCTTTCAACAGTGAGTTATCCAGATGGGTCGGTGACAAAAATGATGAACATCGATCAATGGCTTCCAGAGGTTAAAGCTACATTGAATAAGTATAAGAGGATATCGTTGATATGAATACATTAGATGTTGTCTATGAAAGTAAAATAGATATAAACCAGATCGCGCCATCGTTAACGAAAAAATTAGTTAGGACATTTGATCTTGGTGCTATTTGGCTGCAGAAACTTATTAGAACGGGATATATGAGTGGGCCAACGTCTGCTAAGTCGGTGAGCGTTAGAACTGGAGCTCTTAGGGCATCGGTGATACCGATTAAGACTGAAATCAAGGAAGATGCCGTTCAGGCAGGGGTTTCTATTGGTGGGAACATTTCACAAGGAGCAGGTACTCCAGCTGGTCGATATGCAGGGGTTCATGTTGGAGGATATAGGTCTACTGTCATATCGGCAAAGAACAAAAAGTTTCTAACCATTCCCCTTACGGCTGCAAAAACTGGAGCAGGGGTAGCAAAAGGTTCAGCCTTAAGTGGTATTTGGGGTGAGACGTTTATTGCGAAGTCAAAGCAAGGAAATTTAATTATCTTTGGAAGAGAGAAGTTTGTCAAGGGGAAAAAGATGGGAGAATTTAAGACGCCTATAGTTCCTCTTTTTCTTTTAAAGAAATCTGTTTCTGTACCAGGGAGAATTCATCCAAATGAAATTCTTGAGACCTTTGGCCGAAAATTAATTGGAGATTTATCAGCTCTCGGCATAGAAGACATAGGAAAGTGAAAATGGATAAGGTGATCTTAGCGATTGGTGGTGTGGTCATTAAAACTGCTTGGGAAGAGTTGAAAGAGGTAGTCAGAAGCGAGAAAGTTGAGATCCTTGTTCATAACGGGGCTTCACTTTTTCATGACTTTCAGAGGGCAACGGATAAAATTCTTGCAGCAGCTGGGATGCATTCATATCCGTTGGATGATCTTTTAATTAACAGAGAACTTGATCGACCTGCTGCTAATTTAGTTTGGAGTTGGATCAGGGGGGCACAGGCACCAGAAGCAAGCGTAACAAGGATTTGCGAGGAGATGAAAATTCCAACTCTTTGCTTCACGGCATTAGGATGTGATTTCTGGCAGCTTTTTGATCGAGGGTGGGATGAATTCGCGCAGAAAACAAAAAGGGATTTGGCTTTTTTGGCCAATAGGATGGTGGGAGGGCAGTTCCATTATCTTCTTCTTGGCTCTGCCGTGATTCACCCTGAGATATTTAGATCGGCAATGGCTCTTGCAAAGCCTGGAGTCTTTCGTGCTGATGTCGTGGATTTTAAGGATATGTATCGGCCCCGGACAAGGGTTGCCAGGTATGGTTCTTATTATCAAACAGACTTTAAAACTTTTTTAAGAAAATGGCTTAATGAGGATAAAGTTATGCCAGGATTAGATTTTCAAGACGTAAGCAATCATTAGAGGTGAAAGATGGCTAAGCCTGTAAAGACAGTTTTTATGGATCTTGTAGAGATAGCCTTGAAGGCAACGATCTCATCTGACCATGATGTACAGAGGCGGCCAACTTTACCTATAGATCGGGATACTTATAAAGCCCCATTTATTAGGTTTGCATATACCACGTCAAAGAGGCGTAGGAATAACAGAGTGCAGCTTATAGAATTCGATCTACACGTTGAAGCTTCTATTGAGAGAACTGCCACAGACAGCGTGGATGTTGTTGGGGAGATCTTGCAAGCAGATATAGAAAAGGCCTTGGCAGCGCTCGCCAATTTAAAGGTGAGTGGAAAACCTCAAATGAAAATTGAATGCACAGCAGATGATATTCTTTATTTTGACGATGAGTTAAAGGCTGGTATGGCAGTTTCAATTTATTCAATCACGTTAATGCATGAGTACGGGGATCCGTACAAATTCTAAAAAAGGAGGAAAGTAGAATGGAACACACACCGCATGATGTTCAGTTATTGTCACTTGGCAAGGGGATTTTGAAGTTTGACCGGTTTGATGTCGATGGTCTTCCAACTGGGTTGGTTGATATCGGCAATGCTCCAACCTTCAACCTTACTATAACGGTTGATAAGTTAGAGCATCTTAGCTCGCGTGAAGGTGTCGCGACGATGGACGATCAGGTTATTCGGTCGAGAAAGATGGAAGGTGATTTTGAGCTCGATGAACTGGGCCGTGAAAATCTTCGTCTTTGGTTGATGGGCAAGATCGGAAGTTTTGGCATTAAACCAATGACCGCGGGCGCGATTCAGGGAATGATTGATTTTATAGGAACGAGCGACGTTGGCCCTCGTTATCATTTCCAGGGATGGGTTGTCAATCTCTTTCCAAAGGGCTCTCTCGGCTTGATCAGCACTGATTGGGGGAAGATGGGTTTTGATTTTACAATTCTTCAGGATTCGGTTGGGCATCCTGACAGTCCTTGGGGTGATTTGACCTTGTTGGGTCAATCATAAGATTCTAATTTAATTGGAGGTTTTTATGAGAGAAGAATTAAAAAAATCCGAGGCTGAAGTAATGTTTCCAGCGATCAGTCTCGATGGGTATCAGTTAAGGCCATGGACTTGGGATCAATTGATATCTGTTTTGCCAGATGTCATGAGTGCCATGGAAAAGGTGGAGACCCTTAAGATCAATTTTGATCAGATTGAAGCAATGGCTAATGACCCAAGGCAAAAGACAGAGCTGTTTAAACTTTTAGTCCCTGTCTTGATTGCAATTGGCCCAATTGTTCTAAACATCATTGCAAAGACGATTGATGAGGATTTGGATAAAATTAAATCTTGGGACGCTTATAAAATTCTTAACATCGCTCTTGTGATAGCGATTCAGAATGCGTCTAGAATAAAAAACTCGGTCGGCCTCGTGGCAAGTCAGCTGGAGATGATTGGCCCGAGGCCTTTGCTGAAGCAATAGAATTTTTGATTTCAAGGGGCCATCGATTCGAGGATATCTTTAAGGTCTATACGGTTGATCAATTTTTTCTTCTTTTAGAGAAAGCAAGGGTCAATCGAAATAAGGAAATCCTCGAAGGCTCTTTTGGGGTGAGAGCGGCTTTAGGGGCAAATCAAAGAGAATGGAAGCAATACATTGATTCTTTGATGCCTCGTCCTGAGAAAGTCAAAGTTTCATCTAAGGTTGAATATCTGCAATTTAGGAGGTTGATGTCACATGGCTGATACCGAACTTGGCACGTTGATCCTGAGATTAAAAGCCGATCTTTCTGATTTGAAGAAGGGGCTTAAGGACGCCGAGAATACTATCAAGGGATCTGTTGATACCCAGCAGAAAAGCGCTGGCACCCTTGGCCAATCTATTATAGGCATAAAGACACAGTGGCTGGCTCTTGCGGCTGCCGCAGTTGCAATTGCGGCAACGATAAAAAAAGCCTTTGATTGGTCAGAGCTTGGGGCAAGGGCAGAGGCTATTCAAGAATCCTTTGACGCGATCACTAAAAGCTTTGATGTTAACGGGGCACAGCTTATCGCTAAAATTAAAGACACGGCGGGAGTTTATGTTAATGAAACTGAGTTGATGGTTTTTACGAATAAGCTTCTTGCCGAAGGCATTGCTGCAGCTGACATTCCAAAATTGTTTGAGGCCGCTCGGGTTGCTGCCAGGTTAATGGGAACTGACGTCAATGAGGCAATGACATTGGTAACACGGGCTGTCCTTACCTTTCAGACCAGAGGTTTATTCAGGCAAGCTTTCCCAATGGAATCAGCAAAGGTTTTTGAAGTATATGCCACAGGCATTGGGCAAGACGTTGACATGCTTAGCACCTTTGCCAAGCAACAAGCAATGGTGAACGAGATCCTAAAACAATCAGCTGAAAAAATGCAGATACTTGGTGGCCCAGGAGGATTAGTTAGAAATCATTATGAAAATCTTCAATTGCTTAGTTCAGCTTACATGGAAGCTAAGGAGATGATTGGTAAGTTCATCGTTGATGGGGTCATGTGGCTTTCAGATGCCTTGGGAGGGCTTATTGGGATTGTTGAAAAAACCTATGAGAAAATTACCTCTATTCCTAAGGCAATCAAGGGAGTTATTACCAGTGCTTCAGAATTTCTTGGAATAGCATCAAAAGCTCCTCCTCCGTTAGAACTTGCCACTAGTCATGGCGCTGCAGCCACTCCTGAGCTTGAACTTGCAGTTTCTCATGGTGCAGTTGATAAAGAAAAGAAGTCTTTGGTCGATGAAGACAAGCTTCAAAAGGCATTGACAAAATTGAGATTAGACGCTGAGAAGGCCCGTATCGACGCTGAAGGGCAGTTAAGAATTTATGGCCTTGAAGCCCAGCATAATCGAATCTTAACTGAAGCGGCTAAGGTGGGGGAAGACACCCTTGAAATTGATTTAGCATTTGCTAAGAAAAAGGCCGCTATGGAATTAGCAAATACCCTGGCCTCCCTTAAGGCCCAAGAAGCAGCCGAGATGGCAACTGCTATCTCTGATAAAAAGACAAGAGAAATACCTGGAATTAAGGAAAAAATCAGACAGCAAGAATTAATCGCCGAGGGGAAATATCGAGAAGAAATAACCAAACTTGACTTGGATGAAGTAAAAAAGAGAAATGAAAGAAAGCTCGCCATTGATGAAGCTGCCACAAAAACTGAAATGTCTAATCAGCAAGCCGTTCTTGACCAGGCTCAAGATTATTACGACAGGCTTTTAATCTCTGCTAAGAACTTTTATAAGATCAAAGAAGATATTACTCTTTCAACCGGAACATCTGAGATCAGGATGCTTCAAGAGAGGCTTGACCTCGAAACTGATGAGGGAAAGAAAGCCGACCTTCGGGCACAAATCGCAGAAAAAATTAATGCCCTTGAAAAAAAGATCACCAGCGACCGGTGGGAGGGATATAAGGCACTTCAAGCTGAGGCTGACCTTCATAATCAAATTTTGCAAACAGATACCAGTCGCCAGAACATGATGATTGACATGGCTCGGGAGAAATTTGAGATAACTGAGGCCGATGCCTTAACAAAAAGAATTCAACTTCAAAATGATCTCCTTTCAGCGTTGCAAGATCAATTAAATATTACCGATAAGATTAGTGACCCGAAAAAATATGCTGACCTTAAACTTGCGATCACTCAAACTACTGCCCAAATTCAAACGATGAATATTTCACTTACCGAGCAAGTGGGGACGTTTGTCCAGCTTAGTGATTTGGGGATGAAACGGTATGCGGATAGTTTGCAGAAGAATCTTATCACTAACGTGGAAAATTTGGTTCCTAACGCCTTCGATACTGCCGGAAGCTCTGTCAAGGGGTTTATCAATAACCTTGTTGACGGGACAATGTCAGCAAGTGCAGCCTTAAAAGAAATGGCCAATAGTTTTGCAAAAGGTATATTGAATATGGTGGTTGACATTGGCCTTCTTATTGTAAAGATGGAGATTCTAAAAGCTCTTGGCTATGGTCAAGGAAGTACACCCGCTGCGGGTGAAAGTAGCTTAGGTGGAATGGGGGGTGGGAGTGGCATCCTTAACGTTGTTGTGGGGCTTATTGGTAGCATATTTCAAGGTGGTGGTCAAGTTACTGGTCAATCTGGAATTGATAAAGTTCCAATTCGAGCTACTGTTGGAGAGTTTGTTATTCAACAATCTGCGGTTAAAAAATATGGATCAGGATTTATGGCAATGATCAACGAGGGAATGCTTGATGTTTCAAAATTAGTGGGAATATCTTCTCGACCACAACCTACTTTAGCTTTTGCCAGCGGTGGTGAGGTTACCTCTCAACCGACCCAAACGATGAAAAACGAAATTACCCTTATCAATGTCGTTGATTCAAGAGATATGGATAAATGGGCAGCATCAGCGGCAGGTCAAAATGCGGTTATTAATGTTCTTAGTTCCAGATTAGCAACCGTAAAAAAGATTGTGAGGTAGTTTTTGAACATCGTAAGCGATTATCTTCTTCTTAAACCAAATTGGGTAGACCCTGTTAGTTATAAGAGGAAGTGGCAGACGAATATTCAGACAGGGTTAAAGGGGAGCGAGCAGCGGTCTGCACTTTTCACATGGCCAAGAAGGTCTCTGTCCTATTCGATACTTTCTTTGAATTATTCCAAGACGGCATCTTTGAAGAGGGTGCTCTATAAAAATATGCATAATCTTCTGGGAATTCCCTTTTGGCAAGATGGAACTGTCCTGTCGTCTCAAGCTGCTTTTGGGCAGAAGGTCTTAAACGTTAGATCTACTATAAATAGAAATTTTGAGGTTGGGGGTTTATGTGTCTTGGTTAATTCAGAGGTCAATTTTGAGGATGGGATCATTGACGTTATGTCAAGTACCCAGATCACGTTGCATAGCAACCTCGCCCACACGTGGCCGATTGGCACGGAAGTTTATCCTGCTATGATTAGTCGAATTCAACCAAGTCAGCAGATTGATATGGCTACCTCTCTTTACGGAAAAATGAAGATTGATGCTGAAGAAGACTATTATGCTGGAATCGTCAGGCATATTGGTGGAGATGAATCATTTTCATTTTATAAGGGGTCTCGGGTATTTGACTGCCAGCCGAATTGGAGTTCTGAGCTTAACTACAAGCTCTATCACCCTTATGAGCGGCTTGCGTTCTTGGGCAAAACTTTCTCGATGACTCATTATGATGAGACGGCAATTGGTTTAAATGTTCCGTATACCAAATTCAATAAAGCGTCAATTCAGAAGATCATTGACTTTTTTGACAGTCGAAAGGGAAGGTGGGGAAACTTCTGGATGCCAACATGGCAGAACGACATGATTGTCACTGCTCCTTTTTTAGCGTCAGATAATATCTTGAACATTCGCACGATGGATTTTTCCTCTTACTGGCTTGCTGGGGCGATGGGTTCTTATATCATTATCTTCTGGCCTGACTGGACATTTGCGTGTGGAAAAGTAGTTGATGCCACCGCAACGACTATTACTTTAGAATCAGTGATTGGAAAAAAGTGCGTTGCTAATCAACGATCACATCTTTTGGTTTGTTTTCTTCTGTGTTCAAGGTTCGATCAGGATGAGATTGAAGTCGGATATTTGACCTCTGAGGTTGCTAACGTTAGTCTTTCCTCTCGAGCCTTGTTTGATGAAGTGTCAGTGATGGAATCATGAAAGATGTTACCTCAGAATATACTAACAAGGAAAAGGCAGCCAAAAGAAAGCCCGTTGAACTTTATCACATTTGGGCAGGCGCCGGGGATCAATTGAATATTAATACCTGGTACTATACGAGCGGTGATATTATTGTGTCGTTTGGAACTCCACCCCATGACTATGTTCCTGCCACTTTGAAACGAAGTCTGGTTCAATATGATGCTTCAAATGAAGTTACAAAAATGACTTTGCAAGCCGCTTACATCGAGAATCCTGCCCTTGAATTTATTAGCATCAACCCGATCGAAATTATTTGGATTGAGGTAATGAGACTTCACAGGGATCAGGTACCCCTTGAGGCAGACGTGGTCTTTGTTGGGCAGATCAAGAATGTTTCATTTAAGGGGACAGCGGCAAATGCCGAGTGCGTTGGCTTTGAGCATTTTCTTTCAATGCCAATTCCCCGCTATCGGTATCAACTCACCTGTAACTGGATGCTTTTTGAACCTAAATGTACCTTAGTTAAAGATGGAAGTAGTCCTGTTTTTAAGGTTGAGACAATCGTGACGGTTGATTCTACGGGGACAATTTTAACCAGTGCAGCTTTCTCTGCATTTGATGACGGGTACTTTATCTTTGGGTCGCTTGAATTTGGAGATGATGCCCGAACGATCGTCGATCACATTGGGAGTGGGATCACGATCAACTTTAAGATTAAGGCCCTTGTTAGTGGAGACATTATTAAAGCTTATCCTGGATGCGATGGTAGGATCACAACCTGTAGGGATAAATTTAATAATCTTTTGAATTTTTTAGGGTTTCCTTTTATCCCAGAAGAAAACCCGACATTAAGGAATTATTAATGAAGTATTTTTTTGAAGACATTGAGCGGCAAAGGAAATTAAGGAAGATTTTAGATGAATGGATCGGGACGCCTCACCGTCACCACTGTGGCGTAAAGGGGTTGGGGACTGATTGCATTCACTTTGTCGCCCGCGTCCTTGAAGAGATGGGGATATTGAAGTGGCGAAAGGATTTAGTGCCTGATTATCCACCTGACTGGCACATGCATAATACAAAAGAGCTGTTAAAAGAGCATCTTGAGAAAGAAATTCGAGGCGAGTGGGTTAACTTGAATACCCTGGTCAATGGTGACATAACCCTTAGTTATTTTGGAAAAGCCTCATCACACGCGGGTATTTACATGGATGGGTCTATCTACCAGGCTTTGGATCGTATTGGAGTAAGAAAAATTAATTTTAATGATCCGTGGTTAAAAAAACATATAAAATTTGCATATAGGATTTTAATATGAGCACGGGTGGAGCGATTGGTGGAATATTGGGTGCAGTGATTGGCGCCCTCTTTGCTTATTTTACAGGGGGACTTAGCATTGTAGCAGGCGCCCTTATTGGGGGTTCGATTGGTTATACGGTTGGCACTATCATTGATCCTCAAAAGCCAGATGTAAGAACCGCTGGCGTTCCGATTCAGGCCCTTCAATTCATGTCAAATGTGATAGGATCTCCAATTCCTGATTTATTGGGGACGGGAAAAATTGTTGGATTTCTTCTTTGTTTTGGAAAAGAAAGAACTGTGGCAACTTGGCAAAGGACTGGAGGGAAAGGTGGTTCAGGAAGTGGTAGGCAATTCGCTGGTTATAATTATTATGCCTCTTGGGTTGTGGGAATTTGCTTAGGTCCGATTGATTCACTTTATACTATTTTTAGAGATTCGGAGGATGTCGTTTGGACGGGTGAGGTTACTCTTCCTGTATCGGGTGGGAAGCAAACGATTGCAATACCAATTATGGGGTCGGTTGATTTTTATTTTGGAACGAATGATCATCAACTTAACCCCCGCATTGCGGAGACTTTGCAGGCGGCCAGTCAATTGACTCAAGCCGCTGGAATTTTAAGTGGAGACACAGTCATTGAACTTTCTGACAGTACCTTTTTTAATGTTAATGATCGCATCCTTATCTATGGCACAGCTACTGAATTGTCGGCAGATTGGGAAGAAAATCATATCATCCAGTTGAAAGCTGGTGCTAATATTACCCTTACCACTCCGATGCTCTATTCTTATGTCAACGCGACAGTCTATAATTACAGTGCAGTTGGAGGTGTAGGTACCGCGATCAATTATCCATACCGAAATCTTTGTTTCGCTTTCTTTGACGACTGTCTTCTTGGAGGTTCAAACAGAATTCCAAGCATGCAATTTGTGATTAGAAAATCTCCGGTTATTGCCTTTTCACCCTTTAATCAGATTCAAACTTTTGATTATAATCCAGCTCATGCCATGTGGTACATTTTGAAGAGCATGACTGGATTTCCAGAGGGATGGCTTCATGAGGGTGATTTCGCAGATTTGGCAGAAAAACTTGCCCTTGAAAATCGGGGGATTAGCCTTTTGATCGATTCACTTCAAGCTTGTCTTAGTTATATTGAAAATATTGACACCCACATCGATGGCATCTTGCGATATGGTTCGGACGGAAAATTTCATCCTAAACTAATCAGAAATGATTATATTCTTGGAGACCTCCTCTCTATCGATGAATCAATGCTCATAGATGAACCAGAAATTTCGAGGAAAAGTTGGATCGATACCGTCAACGAGATGAAAGTTCAGTATTCAGAGATTACGGGGACTACAGGAAGAGTTACAGCCATGGGCCAGTATCTTGGATTCATTCCCCTTCATTTAGAAATTGATGGGGATTATGTCTATGTTTGTGGCCAGCAGGCATACGGCGTAGGAGAAACGAGTTACTATTATGCCGCAGTGAGGAAAATGAATGTAAGTGACTTGATGATAGTGGACGAGTTTGATCTTCACCAAGCGACTGACAACTTGAACAATGCCTTTTACCGAGTTCACGTGGATGGAGACTATTTGTATTTGGTTGGTTCTTCCTACGTAGATGGCAAGGTTCAAACTGTTATTACCAAAAGAGATAAGAATAACCTTGCTATTGGACTTTGGACAAACTATCATTACCTTGGAGATCCAGCTTATTCGGTTAACACAGGGATGGATTGCATTACAGATAATTTTTATTTATATGTTACAGAAAGCTGGAATGATGCTTATTACCATCAAGCGGCGTGGAGGCAAAAATTGAATAAATTGGATGGCTCCTTAATTTGGGAAGGAGGCTGGCCTTCCGTTATGACAGGTTATGATGGGATAGTCGATGCTGATCCCTACGTTATCATAGCAGGAACGGCAGGAGGAGATAGGGCCATAGAGAAGATAAATATGGCAACGAATGCGTCTAATATATACAGTGTTTCACGTGATCGCTATTCAAACGAGGGCATTGTTTTATATGATGATGGCTATTATTATGTTTGTGGTAAAGGTTATGCAACGGCATACGGTGATTTTAGAGTTTCAGTGTTAAAATACGATGACTTTTTTATAAAGGTCTGGGAATGGACCAAAAATTATTTTACCGCTCCGCCTGATTTAGTTGAAGAATTACTTAACTGCGTGGTAGATGCTTCGGGAGTCTATTCGATAGGACGTTTACAATATAACCCAATTCCTGGCATCTATTATTATCAGGCGGTATTTGCAAAGGTGAGCCTTGATGGCTCCCCCCTATGGGATCTTCAGCATGAGACTCAGTACCGGGCGGCCATGAGAGCGATCGGGCTATTAGATACCGATACCTTTGTAGTTGGAACCTATGACGACAACCAGTCCGTTTCGATCGTGGATCGTTATGGCTATCTTGAAAAAAGGCTAACAGCAACGGGGGCAATGATAGGATAATAGAATGACAATAGATGCAATAAACATCAAACAGTCAACCGCGGACCCAATGGTCATTGATACTGGGAATCAGAAGATTCAGCAGAGGGTTGCATCAAAGACAGTTCAGTTTGGGCTCTTTACCAATAACCGAAACGCCGTGTGGGCCTGTAAGAACCAATTGAGAAAGGAGTCCTACCCGTTCGCTACGCTTAATTTAAAGATGAATCGAAACGCTTTTCCCTTTGAGATTGGCGATACCTTTAAGTTCTCTTACTCAAAATATAACATCGTAGACATGGTGGTCAGGGTTCTGCAAAGAAGTGAAGCGGAACTTGAATCAGAGGAGATTAACATCATAGTGATGGAAGACCTTTTTCAGATCACTAATACAATTTCAGAATATTCACCTTCTCAAGAACGTTCTCAACCGAGGGTTGATTATGCGGTTAAGAATATCATTCACGAAAAGCTCTTTGAACCCGTCTATGCTTGGTCTCTTGGAGAAGTAGCTATAACTCCCCTGGCCGCTCGAGAGTCTCAGATTGACCTTGGGTTCAATGCTTATATGAGTTTGGATGGTGGGGCTTCCTATTCTCCAAACCCAATTGCCCAGGGATTATTTTTTAGGGCTTATGGGGCACTTATTGGAACCTATCCCAAGGAGACTTATGAAATCGACGAGCTGGTGGGAATGGTAATCGACTTTTCTAATGCAGATGTTGACTTAATTGAAAGTCAAACTTGGCCTATGATCCTTTCTGGGAATCAAAATCTTGCTCTTCTTGGAGATGAAATCATTTCTTTTAAGACCATCACACCAATTTCTGGATCTCAGTATAAGCTTGAGGACATAATTCGAGGGCGCTACGGTACGGAAAAACAGGCCCATGTCGATGGCGAAACCTTCTTTTTTCTTGGCCAAGATATTCCTGTCATTACGAACAATGACATTTCAACGGGAGCTGATAGGTTCTTTAAGCTCGTAGGATTTAACGCCGTTGAGTTTGGGGATATTTCGGCGGCAACTGCCATGGAACATCAATTTTTAGGGGTGGCCAAAACGCCTTATGTCCCGATCAACTTTGAGGCTAACGGTGGCTCATTTGCCTCTCGGTATGATACCGACATCATTCTTACCTGGTCATCAAGGTATCGAAACAAAGGAGCGGGGATCGGAATTCCAGGGACGGTTCTTTCTGATCTGACCTATGAGGGGTTGTTTGAGATTGAGGTTTGGGTTGGAGGCATCAAGGTAAGAACCCAAAGCGCCATTGACGCTTTGACATGGACTTATACGGAAGCGATGAACATCTCTGATAATGGTTCTTTGGCGAGCGAGGTAACATTTAAGCTCTCTAACTATCGAACGGAAGACGGGATCACTTACTATTCAAGCCAAGCTCAAGTGACCTGTAAAAAGAATTAGGAGGAAATTTTATGGACAACGATAAATATGGCCTTCACGATGTCCTCTATGGAGTGCAGGGTTGGGATGCGATCATGGCCACCGACATGCAGATCATCAACGACCAGATGCCGACGAGAATCATAGGGACTCTCGGAGAAACTGTGGTAGCCTACGAAGCCTTGTACCAAAAGGCCGCTGATTCAAAATGGTGGAAGGCTAAGGCGGATGGGGCCAAGCAGCCATGCCAGGGGTTAGCGGTTGAGGGTGGAGATGCTGATGATGAGATAAGAATTCATCGGATGGGGGAGATTACCAATGTCTCTTGGGCTTGGGCAACTATCGGAGCGGCCATCTACCTTGACCCCTCTACGGAGGGTGCTTTGACCCAAACGCCTCCAGCTGATAACGTTCAAATAATTGGTTATGCTAAGGCGGCAACCATAATGATTGTAATGATTCAGGTGGTTGGCACCGGAACCGTTATGGTTCATGCGCTTGGAGGAGACGCTCATAGCGCTGATCTTAAGGCAAATCTTGACAATAAAATCTCAGATGGGGATCTTTTTTCTACCCTCCCTGGTGAGATTAACATTTTAACGGAGAAAGATGTTCCTGTCGGAACTGATCTGCTTTTAATTGAGGACAGTGAAGCAGACAACGCTAAAATGAAGGTGCAAATTGCGAACTTACCCGCTGGTATACCTGCCCCTCATGCACTGGGAGGAGATCAGCACACTGCCGACTCCAAAGCCAACCTTGATTCTAAATTAACAGACGCGACACTCATTTCCACCCTCCCTGGGGAAATTGCCGTACTTGAAGAAAAAATTATTCTTGACGCTGACGATGTGATACTTGCGGAGGATAGTGCCGACGATAATGAAAAGGTAATGGTGAAAGCATCCAATCTTCCTGGCGCTGTTTTCAGCCAGGGCGGAACAATTTATAAATCAGATGGGATAGTTGACGCAGCCAACATCATTATCTGGGAGGCACCTTTTGCCTGCACGGTGACGAACGTAAAAGGATACCGGGTGGGGGGAACTGGGGCAACGATCAACGCAAGAAAGAACGGAGCGTCAAATCACCTTTCATCAAACTTATCTTTGTCAAGCACCGATGCCTGGGAAGATGGCGGGGTGGTTCAAAATACTGCCTATGCCATTGAAGATAAGCTTGAGATCATGTTGGTTTCGGTGGCTGGCAACCCGACTCAGATAGCAATCAAAGTAAATTTCAAGAGGCCTTAAAAGAGGTATAAATGGCAAGACTTTGGACTTGTGGCTTTGAGCTAAATTCTACAACCACTGGGATCGAATGGTCTGGTGGTTCTCACAATGTTTCTATTGGAATAACGAACGTTAGAAGCGGGACCTATTCACTACACTTTCCAGCTAACATCCAAAGTTATATTTATCAGCATTTTAACTCTGGTAATGTCAATGGTCCTTTCTATTTTCGTATGTATGTCTATGTGACCCATGCCCCAGCAGGTGCATCAGATATTTTAGACTTTCAAGATTCAGGTGGCACTCATAGACTATATGTATATCTTAACGCCGATATGACCTTAACCCTGAAAGATGGGGCGGGTGTTACAATAGGGTCATCATCTGCTTTTAGTTTAAATGATTGGCATTGCATAGAAGCCAGTTATTATAACAATGGGGTGTCTGGAAAGGCTGAATTGGAAGCACGCCTCGACTATGGCGCTTTTGCTTCAACAACGACAGATGCTAATAATGGAACAGTTAATCTTGTAAATATTGGAAATGAGTTGAGTGACGCACAATTAATCTTTGACATAGATGACCTCGCGATAAACGACAATACGGGTGCATTTCAGAATAGTTATCCAGGAAGCGGAAAAGTAATCCGTTTAAAGCCGAACGCCGATGGAGATGCACACGCATGGCTTAAATCTGGTGGCGGTGCAGGAGATGCAAACAACTATAACCAGGTATATGAAGTAACCCCAGATAATGCGGCGACATATCTAAAGGCTTTAAACCTTAACGTAGAGGATTTTTACAATTGTGACAACTCTGGAATAGGGGCCGGTGATATCGTCAATGTGGTTCAGGTTGGTGTTAGGTTTTCAGGCTATGCCAGTGGTTCTTATGGGCAACAATTTAAGGTTGAGTGTAAGAAAGCTTCAGCTGGAACAATTGCCCAAGGTTCAGCGATTGTAGGGGTAAATAATTGGAGAACAAATACACCTTCTCTCCCGTTTTTTCCTACTCTTACTTTACATCAAGACCCAGATGGTGGTGCCTGGACGCAGGCTACGTTAGACACCATGCAGATAGGAATGAAACAAACTGGTTATTATGCAGGTTGTTATGATTATGTTTCTACTATATGGGCTTACGTAGATTATACCCCGGCAGCAACCACGACGACTACTACCACTACAACCTCAACTACAACGACGACAACGACGACGACCACCACGACGACGACGACGACGACCACCACCACCACTACTACCACCACCACCACCACCACTACTACGACGACCACTACTACGACGACCACTACTACGACGACCACTACCACGACGACCACCACTACCTCGCCACCATTATTTGTCCTGTGGCTGAGCGGGTGAGAAAGGAGAAGATTATGGAAAAAGTTTTATGTAAAGATTGTAAGGCTTGGGAAAGAGATGGGGCAGACGGGATATGTTGTAAAAATGCTCCAAGGCCAGAATGTCTTCCAATCGATAAGAAAGGATATACTCTTGTGTTGCCAAGAACCCAGGCTAATGGAGGATGCTTTGAAGGCATCCTGATAGAGGTGGCAAGTTGAAGCTAAGCGTAATTATCCCAAATCGAAACGACACAGTGATGCTTGCCATCACGGTCAGAAGCATCCTTGAAGAGCTGAAAGCCGTGGAGGGTGGCGGGGAGATCGTGGTCGTTGACAATTCAGACGAGGACCTTTGGCTAATTTTGAAGACCATGAACGTTAGCCCTCTTGCCCTTCAATACGTCGAGGAGGGGAAAGTTCAACTCATCCATCAAAAGTTTCAAGGTATCTATTCGGCCAGGGCAGAGGCCATTCGAGCCGCCCGGGGGGAGTATGTCTATAACGTCGACAGCCACATGCTGGTCGGCCACAACACCCTGAAGGATATGGTTGACTTTATGGACGCAGATAAAGAGGGAAAGGTTGGCTTTGCCTTCTCGCCGATCGGTTGGTTCAGTGCCCACGAGGCCCTTGCAAGGCACGATATCCGAATTGATCAGGGGACGATTTTTGGCAGCTGGGGAAAACGGTATTATAGGCCGATGAAGATCTGCTGGAACTTTGGCTCGTGCATCTGTCGAACGAGATGGTTCAATGAGGATTTTGGAGGATATGGTTTCTTTGATAAAAAAAGAATCTCATGGGGAGGGGGAGAATTTTATGCCGCCATAAAATCCTGGCTTCTTGGATATGAGAACTGGGCGGTGCCGACAAGCCCTCAATACCACATTGGGCCATTTTCCAAGGAGATTGAAGCAAGAACATCCTACCGTTTTAGACAGTATGGGGGTTCAGGGAACGGAAAACTTGGGATAGGGATTTTTGCAGCTTTCTATGCTCTTGGCGGAGACGAGATGAAGGAAGAGGCATGGAACGCAGAAATTGCTGGAGTGGGTAAAAATTATGGCATCAGCGTCGAGCGAGATTGGGAAACGGCCAAGGAACTTGCCCACGAGGATTGGCTGTGGTTAAAGGAAAAGCAGAAGCTAACCTATTTTAAGCTCATGGAAAAACAACCCTGGAAAGAGGACGGATGGGGAGATTGGGAAAATTGGAAGCCAGACAAAGACGCTGGGATAAAAAGGGTCTTCAATCTGGCCAACTTAAAAGTGATTGGTTGAAAGGTGTCATCGCTGACGTTCATCCGAGCGTAAAGTTCGGAAAGAATTGTTTAGTCTGGTCTTTTGCCGTGATCTGTCAGGGCGTGGAGATAGGAGAAAATTGTGCAATCGGTTCGGGGGTGTTTATAGGAAAGAATTGCAGAATAGGCAATAACGTAAGGATCCAAGATAAGGCACACTTGACTCCGGGCATGATCGTTGAGAACAATGTCTTCATCGGGCCATGCGTAGTAACAATGAACGATAAATATCCAGTTGTATTAAATCCTGATTATGCGAAACGGCCCCCTTATTTTGAGGAGGGGTGCTCAATCGGAGCTGGAGCAATCATACTTCCAGGAGTCCGAATAGGGAGGTTCTCTGTAATTGGGGCAGGGGCTGTCGTGACTAAAGATGTAATAGCAGAATCAATCGTGGTTGGATGCCCTGCAAAAAAGATAACTGATTAGGGAAGGAGATTAAATTGAAAAAACTAAGATATGGCTTGATCGCTGGTTTCGGGTTGCTTTCTCTCATCTGTTTGTTGAATGGCCAGGCAGATGTTTATCCAGTGGTGGCACCTGAACCTTTTCGATTTTCTTTAACAGAAGTCGTGGGTTTGGTCAGCGGGATTGTTTCCGTATTTTTGGTTATTATGGGATTTTTGCTCAAGCGAACTGTCTTTGGAGAAATCGATGGCGTAAAAAAATCGGTTGAAAAGATGGATACCAAGAAACAGGATAAGTCAATGTGTGAGCAAATTGAATCTACTGCTTGCAGGGATAGAGAAGAGATTAAGAAAGACCTTAAAGATGGAGTCAAAAAATTCAGCCGAATAGATCGAAACATTGACCGCATCATGATAAAAATGAAACTTCCAATCGAGGGTAATAGGACTGATGATTGAAGGAGGAAAAGAAATCGTGAAAGTAATTGTTTGGAGCGTTGTAATGTTTGCCATGTTTGTGGCGGGGTTGTTTGTTCCTAACGTTCGCACCTTGGCTTTATTTGGATTGGTGGCAATATTTTGGGGCTTTGTAGTTTATAGTAAATAAATTTATCAAAAACTAAAGGAGGAAAAAAATTATGAAAAGAAGATATGACTGGATACGTGACCTGCCAGACCATAGAGATTTTATGTTTTTGAGGCTGCCGACGAAGATTCCAAACACGGTAGATCTTCGCCCGAAGTGCTCTCCGATAGAGAATCAGCTACAACTTGGAGCTTGTACGGCTAATGCTGGAGTTGGCATCTATGAATGCCTTGAGCACATTCAGGGGATGAAGTTTGATGATAAATCCCGTTTGTTTCTATACTATAATACCCGCCTTATCCAAGGAACTGTCAGTACTGACAGTGGGGGAACGATTCGGAATACCTTCAAGGCAGAGGCGAAATATGGCATCTGTTCAGAGAAACTGTGGCTATATGATATTCAAAAGTTTGCGGTGTTACCACCGAAAAATTGTTATGCTGACGCGATAAAGCACACAATAATTATTTATCAGAGAATGCAGACCCTCGATGATTTGCTCAACTGTCTTGCTCTCGGATTTCCATTTGAATTTGGCTTCTCAGTTTATCAATCTTTTGAAAGTGATAAAGTGGCGAAGACGGGAATCGTACCAATGCCGAAGAAGACCGAAGCGTTTCTCGGGGGCCATGCGGTAGACGGAGTTGGCTATGAGATGGACAAGAAGTGGATCATCTGTCGGAACTCGTGGGGTCCGCAGTGGGGGGACTACGGATATTTTTATCTCCCGTTTAATTACATTTCTAATCCTAACCTGGCCGCCGACTTTTGGATGGCAAAAAAAGAGACGTGATGCCTAAGACGCTCGTACTGTCTATTCTAAAGAGAGGTGATGGTTATGATTGAAATTATTTTGACAGCCATTCTTAGAAAGGCCATATTTGCTGCCCTAATAGCTGTAGTATTTTTATGTTGGGACAAAGGGTATTTTAGGGCATTTGATACAGATAAGGTGATAGCAAATGATCCACAGGCAATCGCGATTCTTTATGCTGGTCTTTTTATTTCCCTTGCTTTTGCTTAGCTGTAAGGGGGAAATAACAGCAGAGGCAATAGCTAAGCCAGTGGCGGCTAAGGTGTCAATTCCTGAACCTGTTGGGAAGTATGATCTTTCTTTCAAGCGCTGGGGAGAGTTTTATTTTCCCTTTGACGACTGGCGCTGGTGGAAATCTCAGGGGATAGCGGAAAGCAACCTTAACCCAAATGCGGTGTCATGGTGTGGGGCTGTTGGGGTAATGCAAATTATGCCAGCTACTGCAACGGGTTTAGGCGTAAAGAACAGGTTAGATGCAGAAGAGAGTATCCAGGGAGGAATTAAATACGATAATCAGGTCGATAGAGTTTTTAAAAGTGTTGACCAGCCAGAGCGAAGGAAATTTATGTTTGCAGGTTACAACGCTGGGCCTGGAAATATTACGAAGGCTAAAAAATTGGCCGGTTCTGATACGTGGGATGTTACCGCAAATTCTCTTAACCTTGTTACCGGCCATAATTCGTTAGAGACAATAAACTACGTTAAGAGGATCTGCAAAATAAAAAAAGACCTTTAAAGGAGGTGATCACAAATGAGAAAATGGCTATCATGGTTTATGTTTTTTTTGATGTCGTGTCTCTTGTTCGTTATCTCTGCGTGTTCGGGGTCAACGACAGGTTCAGCTGTCGAAAAAACGATCATCCTGATTGTGGTGCTGATGATTGTGGCTATCTGCTTATTGATCGCCTTGGGGATTTTCCTCTACAAGGTATATAAGCACAATAAGGACAAAATCGCCGCAGTTCATACTACTGTCAATGAGGTGCAACAAGCTGTGGCCACTCTCAAAAAGTAAAAATTCATTCTGGGACGAGGGGTCAAACACGGGTTAGCCAAGGGCAAGAAATACTCCACCCGTGCCTCGTCCCAGAATAAAGGAAAATAAACATGAACTTAAAAACAAGGCTTGATCTTTTATGGCAGAGCCCACCCGTTTATTTGAAGACCAAAGATCCGGTGGCAATATTCTCTGATCATCACATGAATGATCAAGGCGTGGCAGATTATTTCTTTCCGAACTATCCTCGTTACTTAAAAATTCGTAGAAATTATGCAAATAGTGGGTGGGTGACTATTGATTTAGGAGATAGGGAAGATCTCTGGAAATATCCGAAAGTACAAATTATTCGAGAAAGATACAAGGAAGCCTACGAGCTGGATGAACAACTTCGACGAGAAGGGCTATACTTTAAGGTGGGAGGAAATCACAATATTCAACTTGGGTATCCAGAAGCCTTAGTTTTAGACCATCCTGCCGGAAAGTTTCTACTGGTTCATGGGTACCAGGGTGATTTTTTTAATGATACGATGTGGCCGATTGCCATGCTGTTTGTGAGATATGTTGCCGACCCACTTGAAAAGATCGGCATTAAAGACCCTTGGAGCGTGAGCAAGAACCCAAAGAGGCACAAGAAGATAAGGGATGCCTTGATCTACTGGGCCAATCATGCTGATCCATCTATGACAGGAATGATCGCAGGACACACTCATAAGCAAGAGCAGATTGGGCGTTATTTTAATGTGGGGTGTGAGATGCATACCCAGCTTGAGTGTATAGAGATTAATCAAACAATTCAACTGAGAACGTGGTAGGAGGATAAGTTAATGAAAAAAGTTATTCGCTGGTCGGTAATAGGAATTTTAGTAGGTGTTTTTTCTCCGTATATAATCATAGCTATCTTGAACTTCGTCAACTCCTGGCTTAATAGCTGGAAATTTAATTGGTGAAGGAGATTAGAGAATGAAAAAGATTATCTATTGGTCAATAATAGTAATTTTGATAGTTGCTCTTTCTCCATTTATAATCTTGTTTATAGCTGGAGATTTAGTTGGCGAAGGTCTTTCAATGTTAAGTTAAAAGGATGTATAAAAATGGAAATCTATATTGGAATTTTTGGTTTAATTTTGGCTCTCCTTATTTGCTGGCTAATTTGGCCGTAGGAGGTGAGTTTATGATTCCTTATATTGTGGTAGGTCTTTTAGTGATAGGTGTGATTTGGAGAAACTGGTAGGAGGTGAATCAGTATGTTGAAGTATTGGCTATGTCTTATTGCGATTGTAGGTCTGGTTATAGCGGGACTAATATTCAAGACCAAAACAGGTGGAGTGAATGTTATTTTCTTCTTTGCTTTGATAGCATTAGGTTGGGCATTTTTATTGCTTACAAACAGAAAATGGGAACGGGAGGAATAAATAATGTTACGAATCTTACATAACCAAAAAAGGTATCAGAGATTTAATCCATTTACACTCATTATGGTGTTGATAGTTATTGCAGTCACATATCTCTTATCAAAGTAAGAACTGAAAAGGAGGGAGTTTGATGGAACGAATAATGAAATTTATTAAGATATTTCCATGGTGGTTTTGGATCTTGGTAATTGTAGGCTTGCTTTTTCTATGGCAGGCTTTTTCAGGATGGTCAATGTCTAAAAAATATTTCGATCTGGCCGTTCAGGGCCTTAAGACAGAAGAGTCTCAGGTCCTTAAAAATAAGGATGAATACATCAAGGCATGTGAGACAGAGATCAGAGATAAGCAGGTAGAGATCGATCAGATTAAGAAAGAGAAGGCAACGCTACAGATTGATAAAGTCAATTCGGCCGCTGAAGTTGTCCGGCTAAAAAGGAGCAACGATGACCTTAAAAGGCAGATTCGAGAAATCATTATTCCTGATGATCCTGATCGGATCATTGACGATCTGCGGAAACGCTTTCCCTCAATCCATAAGATTCAGCCTTGAGTTTCCTGATCTTAAGGAATGGGATAAGCAGACCCAGGAATATCCGCTTCAAAATAAATTGATTGAAGATCAGGCCAAGACAATTCAAGAGCTCGAAAAATCTCTCGCCATAGAGATAAAAACCAACGAGCTGAACCAGCGAGAGCTCAATTTAAAAGATCAGATCATTGGCTTAAAAGATCAGGAGATAGCGGCAACAAACAGGGCCAACGCTCAGTTAAAAGATGTCACGGATCGAGCTATCAAGCTGGCTGAGATCTCAAAGCCAAAATCCAACTGGGAACTCCAGGGAATTCTCTCTGGGGTAGCATTGGCTGTTGGATATTTTCTTGGAAGAAGATAATTATAAGTAATGACATTCCGCTATCAACGGGTGATCTTTCACTAGCATCGGGACGATCCAATTTAGGTTAGTAATTATATTTGGGGGTAAAGAATCAATAGAAAATATTTTGACCTCTTCATCAGTTATAGACCTTATGTCTCGCATAGAGCCAAAGGCGCGAAACACCCAGCACTTCCAGTCTTTACCATTCATCTTTAGGATTATCTCCCAACTTGAGATTTCTAACCCTGCCTCCTCCTTAAATTCACGGATCATTGCCTTAAGAGGGTCTTCCCCGATCATGACCTTTCCTCCAATCCCGTTGAACCTCCCACTCTGCCATTTTGGCCTATTCTTTTTTATTAAGGCTACTGTAGTTTTATCCCCTGAAAAATAAAAACCCAAGACATACCATCTTATAGCAATATTTTTCACAATGCACCTCCTTATTGGTTTTGAACCAGGACATATAGGTTAGCTAAATTTTCTAAGATTCTATTTTTATAGTGCCCGTCTTTTCCGCCTAGATATAGGTCAAGGGTTTTAGAAATATCTTCACTACTCTGTTTGGAGCATTCATCTAGGATCAAAGATCCTGCCCTTATCGATGGTTTAACATCAAACAAATCTCTCCTGTTTTTTGCTATCCCCAACTTTAACAAGGCAACCTTGTGAGTATCATACATCACCTGAGTTAGGCCAATCGCCCCTTTGCTTGAAATGGCCGTGGGGACAAATTCGCTTTCGACAAAAGTTAAAGCCAGGACCAAAAGGGGCTTGTGAGTTTTAAGTGACTCTTGAACTATGGTCCTTGCCGTAAATTCAGAAATCCGGCTTGAATGGTCAAAGACCCATTTTGTCAGGGAGATTTGAACTATCTCATTTCTTAAGCGGTTGGTCTCTTCCTTCTTTGTCTCTGGTAAATTCATCATTTCTAATTGGTATAAAACCCAGATCCCAGTTCCTATTGCAGTAAGTAAAAGTATCCCAGCAATTAATTTTTTCATCTTTATTACCTCCCTTTATTTTATGCCCATGAAATAATTCTTTTGAATTGTGGCCAATCAATTGAATTATCCCAAACATGGGTTGCCACATCTTCCATCTGGGCCTTATTTAAGGTCCCAATAAGATAAATCTTTTTCCATGAAAAAATAAGATAGGTTCGTTCAATTCGAATTAAGAGCCAGCACCATCCACCATTATGGCCACGGTTTTGTAACCATGCTCGCTGTTGGTCAGTAAATCCTGGGACCTTAACAATTGTCATTGGATTTTTTGGCCAAGCATCAAGAGACTTCAACTCAATCCAACCATTTATCTTATTGATTCCATATGAAACATCTGGCACCCCAGGTGAAAGTCGATCTTCATGTCGAGCAGCATCCCATGAGTTTCTCATTCCGCTTCGTAAGTATAGCCATAGAGACCTTTCTGCCATTATTTTGTCCCCCAATTCTCTACAAGAGCATGGTCTATGATGATTGGGACCTTAAACTTGATCGTTGTTTCCATGATGTGGATCATTTCCTTAAAGGCCTCTTTTCCCTCTTTCGTCTTTGGCACAGAAGAAATTAGTTCATCATGAACGGTAAGATGTGGAATTAAAATACCACACAGCCCTGCTTCCCAAATATCAACCATGGCCTTTTTTATAAGGTCAGCGGCACTTCCCTGGATGATAGCGTTTAGGGCCCGATAGGTATAAGCTCGCTGTACCCCAGGACGTGGTGGAATTTCACCTTTGTCTAAGGCTTCCCAAATTTTTTTATTAACTTGTTTAAGCATCAAGCTTTTATCTTCAATGGCATCAAGTTCCTTAGCTAAGGTGTAATCAACTGGAGCCCAGGTAATAAAGCGGCGCCGCCGGTTTAAAATTGTTTTAACATAGCCCTTTAAAAGAGCCGCGTTGGAAGCAGCCTCAAGGGTAGTTTTCATAAAAGGAATCTTTTCATTATATTCTTGAAGAAATTTTTCGGCTTCAGTGTACGGAAGTCCCAACTGTCTGGCAAGTTTTCTAAGGCCCATGCCATAGATTAAACCAAAATTAATGTCTTTAGCCTTTCGCCTTTGCTCTGGTTTACCAATTGTATTTGCGCACCATTGGTGATAGTCAATTTTTGGATTTTCATTATACTCAGCCCTAAATTGATCTGACCCAAGCCCAATGGCATAATGGGCAAAGATCCGAAATTCAACCTGTGAGTAGTCGGCTTTTCCTAAATCACATCCTTTTTCAGGGATAAACATTGAACGACACAATGGCCCCAGTTCTTCATCACGAGCTGGAATAAATTGCAAGTTTGGGTGAGAGCATGAAAAACGCCCAGTAACAGTTCCGTACTCATCTGATAGTAGTTGGTTGAAAAGACAATGAACTCGGCCATTGATAAGCTGGTCTTTAATCGAGCCTTTCAAAAAGGTTCCAATAAATTTATCAAGGGTACGGCACGCGGTGATTAACTTAGGCAACGGATGCTCATGGGCCCTTAACCATTCCTTAACAAAAGAAGGCTTTTTAGTCTTAGCGGTCAGAGGATATTCAACTTTAAATTTGTCAAAGGCCTTGGCAATATCCTCCGCTGCCTGATAATTAATTTTAAAGCCTACAAGCTTTTTTAATTCAGCGTAGGTTCGTTTTAGACGTTTATTATATTCAATGATAGCGTGATTTAACTTAGTTTCATCAATCCGAATACCAATGCGTCTCATCTGTAAAAGTAGCGGGGAAAGCCTAGTCTCAAGCAAGAAAAGGTCCCATAGCTCTTCGGCCTTTAAAATTGACGCCTGCTTCTTAAAGATTTTAATTGGCAGCCTGACGTCTTGCTTCGCGTAGCAGGTGACTTTTTCAAAGGGAATTTTCCAAAGGTATTTTTGAACCTTGCCCTTCCACCCACGCTCAAGGCAATAGGCCTCAAGCTCAGTTTCTTCCTTAGTTTCACCTAAATACTTTTTAGCGAGGGCTCCAAGATTATAGTTGCCAGCGTTGTTCTCATCAAGCAAGGGCTCGGCAATTTGCACATCATACCAAGGTCCTTTTACCTGAACACCTTGCTCGGCTAAAAAATCAAAATCATATAGAAGGTTAGTCCCAAGCTTTATCTGTGAAACTCGACTAAGTTCTTTTTTAAGCCATGAAAAAACAGCCTTCTTGTTAAGGTTAGGGCCCCAATCATGGGCGATAGGGTAATATTCACAAAAATCATGGTCAGCGGCAATTGAGACGCCAATGATGTAAGCATCTCGACGAACCCCAGGTCCTTTTTCTACAAGGTCATCATCTCTGGTCTCAACGTCAATGCTAATGACCTTGGCTCTTGAAAGGTCAGGAAAACTATCTGGTAAATGGTAAAGGTCAGGCATAGCTACCTCATGGCTTCATACCCTGGGTCATTCAGGATCATCCAGGATCATTTTCTTTGGTTAGGTATATATCTTCCTATTAGGGCCCCTTAAAAAGAGGCTTAAAACATGTCCTCGGGAGCATAAATCTAATCATTTAGGACCATTCAGAATCAACTTTGATCATAAGTACATAACCTTCTATAGGTCTTATGGGATAACACCTTAAGACCATGTCCTATGCTTCATAGGATAGTACTTTTTCATGGAGGATAGACCATTTGACTCCTAACTCAGAGAACAGTTGCTTTGACCTTTCAGAACTCTGATAGTCATAGGTGGCCTTAACCTCAACGATACCTACGTTCACGATGGCCTTAGCGCAGTCATAACACGGAAAAATTTTACAGTATAAAATTGCTCCTTCTACCGTGGGGCCATAGCGAGCCGCTTGTAGAATAGCATTAAGCTCCGCGTGCAAAGTCCTGGCACAATTTTTTGTTTCAATTTGCATATCATTTGACCAGTATTTTCTTGATTCGATCTCATGTCCAGCCTCATCACAGTGAGGTGCCCCCATTGGAGAGCCAACATGCCCAGTGGCAATGATCCGGCCTTGTTTCACGATGACTGCCCCAGCCATCCCTCGGTCACAGGTGCCACGCAAAGTAATCGCCTCAACTACGGCTCGATAGTATTCATCCCTTGAAATTCGGCTCATAGTTTCTCCTTTCCTGCTAACCAATTTAATTTCTGTTTTAATAATGGGTCCTTGATCAAGTCAATAAAGCCATCAATCACTGGTAAATACTCTAGCTTATTGGCCCGGATAAATTCATCCGTCATCTCAACATTTCGAAGCTCATAGTCAAGTTCAATGCCGCTTTTCAACGTCGAAAGAGGAGTGAACTGACTGTTAGGGATTAAGTTATGGCTTAAGATCTCATTGACCTTATCATAATGCTCTTGATAAACGTGAAAGCTGCCTTGGATCAGCCGAAATTCTCCTGGCTCAAGCTCCAAGATGGAGGCAAGAATTAGCTGGAGACAGGTAAAATTATGCACGTCGTAAGGAAACCCGAGCCAGGCATCTTGGCTTCGCATGTAGACGTTAAGATTCAAGCGCTCAAGGGGCCGGCGGATAAATTGCATAGTGATGGTGCATGGCACGTCCTTGGTTACTGGTGGCTTTTCACGCCAGATAGTTAGGACCGCTTGCCTGGTCCATGGATCTTGTCGCAGGGCATTTTCAACGTATGATAATTGATCCATGATCTTGGGCCCATAGGCGCCAAAGAACGTGATCCCGTCGTCAGAGTAAGCTTTAACCTTCTTGCTATAAAAGCCAATCATCTCGACATCATCGCGCCCAAGCAAGATCCAAAGAAGCTCGGCAGCCATGAACCTCTTAGAGGCATTTCGCACTAAGTTAATGAGGATATTATTCTGGATATTATTAAGTATGGTGCAAAATGGGCTTAGCTCCAAGCACTGATAACCCCGAGGCATGGTTATATTTCCATAACTCATAAGGTATTCTAAAGCATCCAAGTACAAGGCGTCAATTGAGCTGTTTGAAATAACTAACATGGGTTTTCTCCTTTCATCGCGGCCTTTAAAAACTTCACATAGGCCTTAGGTTCATGGGCATGGAAGCGGTGCCAATATTGCGGGTGGGGAATTGTCTGGTGCTTGACTCCAAGGTTTAAAAGCTTTTGATGGGCATAGGTACCTAAACCTATCCAAGTTGTATTTTCAAGGTTTAAAAAGTTAACTTCACCTTTAGTCAAGTTAATGGCATTGCAAAGATAAACTAAATCCTCGGGAACATTTGCTTCTTTGAATCGCTCATAAAGATAACTACTTGCCGGCCCATTGTCAAATGGCAACCCAAGCCAAGTTATTTTCATATTTAGCCTATCGCCCACGAACACGACCTTTTCACCATAAATAGTTCCTACCCCTGAACAACAGTTCATAGCTAAGATAGCATGGCTCCTAAGCGGAAGAAGCAATCGTTCAAGGTGTAAGAGCAAGTCAGCTAGCGCTGTTTCCTTGGTGGCATCATAAAAAAGCAAGGGCCAAAGGTTACAGGAATGGATTAATGTTTTAAACCGAACCCAAGCCCTTTGATTATCTTTCAATGAGATCTTCTCATTGGCTAAATTATCATTAAGCCGAGCTTGACAAACTTTGAGCGGGGTCGAGGCATAGATAAAGATTGCCCCCTTAAGTCGACAGATGCGCTCGATCACGGCATATTGCAGGTCGCTTATCTTTGAGGCTCCCCGCAGCAGTGGGCCATAAACTCGCTCCCCAAAATAAGACCGGTCACACACGGTCGGGTAAGAGATGCCTTCAAAAAATGAAGCGTACTCTGACGCTGGGTCATTTCCCGGGGCACTAAAGTGAGCATATTGATAATGAAATCGCTCCTCAATCTTTTTTGCCAGGGTAGTTTTTCCTGACTTATCTGGGCCTTCAATGATGATCAACATGACAGGGTCTCCTTTCAATTCAATGGACGTTAAATTCTTAATGCCTATGGGGCTTATAGCTTAAGATTGGCTTTTGGCAAAGCCAAACGTTATTGCGGCTTTCATCTGGGTGCAAAGGCGCTAGGAAACAAGCCATAACATCATGGCTATAATAAGCAAGCAACTCGTCATAAATCTCTCGTTCATGGATACTAAGCGCTGATAAAAAGGATTTTTGATGTGAGGCGAAGGTGCCAAAACGACCAGTGATCATAAACCCAGTTTCTACGAGCGCTTTTTGAAGCTCAATGATCATCCACTCATGCACATGGTTGCGGGCTGCCTTGCCGTCAAAGACGGGGGTTGAAAGGATAATCAACCCATCTTGAGCACAGCACTCAAATAACCCACGTAATAAGCATAGACCATTTTCCCTGGTCATGTGCTCAATTACTTCATAGCAGACCACCACGTCAAATTGCCCATAGAGTTTAATTAACTCTTGGTATCGTTTTACAAAATTAAATTCTGAGTGCCAGTGAGCCCATTGCCTGATACCTACCTCAGGCAACTTGTTAAGATCTACCCCTACATATAACTTGGGCACTGAACTTTTACTGGCCGTTAAGACATTCATCAATGGCTTATCCTGCCCACACCCCACGTCTAAGATCTTTGATTTTGGATTAATAAATCGTCTTGTAAAACCCCAGCGAAAAAAGTGGGCGGCATAATCTCGATGTACATATTTCCCATGTTGAGCTTCTCGAAGTTGGGTCTGATCAAATTCTCTTTCCTCTCTGACCTTATTTGGATTTCTTATTTCTTGTTTCATTAGTACCCCCTATCTTGGCGTGCTTGATTTTCCGCCATTTTATTTTCATAGGCCTCAAAGATCATTTCAGCATTCATCCCCCACATGATCATAAGTTCCATGGTAAAGTGAAAGATGTCAATTAGCTCGGTCTGAAGCAAGTCAAAGTTTACTGGCTTAACGGTTCGCTTCCATGGCTTCCAATTGATCTCGTCCCCAGCCTCACCCAATTCACAACAGATGGCAAATAATAGGTCTTTAGTTTGCTCTTGGATGAGGGCGTCATTTTTCTTGTCCTCTAAAACTTGTACTCCAAGCCGTTGCATCAAGGCCTTTTGCATCTCAACTATTTGGCTTAACTTATCCATTGTTTTATTTTACCTCCTTTTCAAAGCAATAAGTTTTTCTACGAGTTTCTCAGTAAACTTTTGGCGTTTTTCTACCTTATCGAGTGGAAACCACTCCTGTACCCCCTTCCATTTTCCAGGTATTTTTAAATTAGTTACCTTATAACGTAAAAAATGAGCCTCGACATTTAGTCGAAGGTTAGTCCCGTCCTTATTCTGAGTAGCCCGAATGACAATTATTTGATTATCTCTCATTTGAATTTACCTCCCTTTATCCAATAGGTTTAGAAACAGCAAAAGGGCTTGAGAAATAAATCCCAAGCCCTTTTCATTTTGATCATTTGACAAGGCTGTATGTCTCGGTCTTCTTATCATAGTCGGTGACCAAAAGTTCCTTGGTCCGCTTCGGGTTTTTAAAGATGCTCATGGCACACATCAGGTTGGCCTTGTCAAAGCCAGATCGTTTCATCAAGTCCTTTAATGACCAGTTCTTTTTCTCAATGAAAGCAGCCCTGATCTTTCCCATCTTAGAATTTGGGTTTAACTTAAACCCCCTGGCCTTGCCAGATTTTGCTTTTCCCTTGGCTTTATCTCCCTTGTAATAAGCGCAATCAGCCACGCACTTATTCTTGGGCTTAGCCTGACGCTTTTCGCAGCCGCCAAAGGGGATCCGCTTTTGTTCCCCGGCGCAATGGATCATTTCGTTTGGCTTTGGGACATCAGCGTCTAGGGTATTTAACCGTTCGATCGCGGTTTTTCGGTCCGTGAACTTATAGACCTTTTTCCCAGTCCGCTTGTTAAATAGATCAACAAGCTCTTTCATGGTGAGTTGCTCGTACCCCTTTGCTTCTGGCTGTGCTTCCTGCTTCTTGTCGCCAACCATCTTTTTATTGGCGTTCGAAATTTCCTCAAGCTCTTTTTTAGTAGATTCTTTTGTCATGGTCTCCTCCGGTTTTTTCACGCACGAGGCGTGGGCCGCGACGAACGGCTCAGTTGATTGAACGATAAAGTTATGGCCTATCCTAATTTGGCCATGGCACTCGGAACAAGGAGTGTTCCGGTGTGCTACTTCTGCCTCTAAGTCCCAAACTTTTACTTGCGTCTCTGCCATTGTCTCCTCCTTTTTTTGTTCAAAGTGACTACCCCAGGGGGCAAAATATTTAGCATCTAACTTTTGCTTTTTCATCTTTCAACATTTCTCCCATTATGTTCAGAGATGCCTATAAAATTTTTATTGCGTGAATACCATTCCTTCCCATAGGTGCATTTAAGCCAGTTAATGACCGTTGGTTTTCCCCTCGGTCTCTTAGGATCTGTCCTTCGTTCTGGCATCTCTGCAAGGACTGAAATCTCATGGGTCTTAGGGTCATAGAGCGTAATTTTATAGGTTGTCATTTTAACCTACCTCCTTTTCAAGCCGCCCGTTTTTGCTTGGCCATTTCTTCCATCAAGTGCCACAAGCCACGGTTGACCCGAATATTTTCGGTAATGCCAGTGATGCCAGGGACCTTTTCCTTATGGACCAAGTGGCCATTTGGGGTTGTGTGCACGGTTCTTTCAAAGCGATTTCCCTTGGTCATTTTTTCTTGGATCCGATTAAAAATGTTCCAAATGGTTGGGGCCTCATCACTGACGCGAAGGGGCTTTAAAAGAGCTGGGACATCAAAGGTTCGGTCATCAACGTGAAAATTAAAACCCTCGCTTGAGGTCTTTGAATCATCCTTGGCATATTTAAGAAGTAAAGTTGACTCGGCAAAGATGATTTGCTCAACGGGCTTGAGCTCAATTGCCTGATAGGATGAAATCTTCTTTGCAAGTTTAGGAACTTCCTCAATCACCTTATAGCTGGCTTCAATTACTTCTTTTTGCTCTTGCCCAAGATGCATGACGTTGATCTGACCAAAGCTGCCCTCACTTACGATCAAGCCATTTAAGCAAGCCAGCTTAAAAAAGCCTGCCATGATTGAGTACCTGGTTGTCCTATCATGAGCATTAGTCAAAATTAATTCAGGAGCCAAGTCTCCAACCTTATCAAGGTAGGTGCCCTCTTGCCGAAAACGAACCATATGTTTCTGATAACCCAACCGATTTTCCTTTAAGACCCGTTGCTCTTGCGCTTTTACCGGATACCAGTTATGATCGCAAAGGCCATCAATCACGTCCATGGTTGAATAAAACCGGTACTTAGCGCTTGCCGTAGAAATTGGCTTAGTTTGAATGATGCTTCGAAGCGCCGCTAATTGTTCAAGGGAAATAAAACTTTTGCCATCGCCAATAGTAGTAATTCTGGTTGTCATAGGTCTCCTCCTTTTTTAAGTTATTCTGGATGGTTTAATCACCACCCATACCGTTTAAAGGGAAAGGCAAATTCATTAATTGCCCTCTGCTTCTTTTCATCCATCTTATAGTAAAGGTTAATCACTGTCAACAACATTTCCTTTCCATCTTTTCCCCAGCCCCTCCATTGAACATGGGTTTTAAGGCAATCAGCATCAGTCACTGCTTCAATTACCTCTGCCCTTGAAATAGTTTTTCTACTTCCATGGCCAATCATAGCCTCTAACCAATCAGAGCCAATTTCCTGCCATGTTGAACTCATCGCCGAGCTTAATGCCTTTACCTGCTCACTTGTTAGGCCTGTTGCCTTGACCACTTTCGCCAATTCTTTTTCATAAATTTCTTTTGACATCATCTTGGTCTCCTCCTTTTGAATTTTATTTTGCACTCTTCCTCCCTTAACTTATAAAGCGCCGGCGGGCCTATCATTAGATAAGCCCACCCCAGGGACCTACTTCCTGATGAAGGCGCCGGTCGTTCCCTTTGCAAATTTTCTAATCGCGCTCACGACGCTGGTCAAATCCTTCGGGTCGATTCGCATCGTGCCAAGAGATGCCTTTCGGTCAGTGGTAAGAAGCATCACGCCAAGGGTCCCACCGTTCTTTTTAATGGCCTTCTTTGCTGGCTTTTTTGCCATGGTCCTCACCTCCTTTCATGGAAAATTTTTACTAATAAAAAATCAACGTAAGTCTATTCTCTCTTTCATTCGGCAATAAATAGGATTCCCAGACCTATCTATAAGTTTTGGGCTTAAAATGATATGGCATTTTGGACAGGTCAAAGTCTCCCACTTTTTTATCTCCTCTCCCATTGCCATAAATTCATCTCCACATACTGTGCAATATAGCATTAAACCCTTTTCCATTATTTTATTCTCCTTTCTTAATGGCCAATTACCCGTTGACCTTGACCTGGGTTATGGCGAAGGGCATTAGCCCTAAGGGAAACCTCGTTGGCCATTTGCTCACCTCGTCGTTGGCCCTCACTGTTGTGCCGAAACTGGTTTAACCTGTTAGCAGACCTAAGCCCCTTAAGATTTTTCATCCAATCATTTACCTCAGTCAAGGCCCGATCTAACCTAACCAAGGCGGTGGAGCCAGTAGGAGCTGCTGCGTTTCGCTCGGCATCAAACCGTTTGCTTAGACCAAGGACAAAACCATAAAGCCAAGCACTTCGAAAGCCACGAGCTTCAGTCACATCACCATTGTCGCGGCATTCGTAAAAGTACTTGACATATTCCTTCTCGGCCATCTTCTCCGCAAGCTTATACATGGTTACAAAAAGATATTCGGCAATCTCACGGTCGCTTTTATGCCCAACTAAGCAGATATGATTTGAGCCAACGGAAATTAAGATCTTACAGAAATGGGCCTTAGCAATGATGCTGGCTAATTGCTCAGACCATTGCTGACGGGCCTTTTTTGAAGTAATTCCTTGAGTTTCAAAGTCAACCCATACCTTACAAATGGGGTCGGTATCTTCTCTCTTGTCCCAATCAACTTCAGACATAGAAAGATTGTGCTTGAGCAGCAGCTGATTAACCATTCCAGCAAAGGCCTCGGCCTCTTCTTGGCTACCAATTTTCTCACATGATTCTGCCTTTGCATGAAGCTTTCGAATCTTGTCAATTACTTTTTCCTCGGTTGTCATGGTGGTCTCCTCCTTTTAGATTTTATTTTGTTACCTACCTGGGATTAAACCCAGGTTTCGGCCATTTAGGCCTCATCAGGGCAACTGAATTGAAATTTCAAGGCCATCTTTAAAACTTTGAATTGTGAGTGGAATTTCCTTAATCCGTAAAATCTTTGAAAGGTTTTTTCCTTGCAGGTCAGTCAATGGTTCTTTAAAATACAGGTGCAATAAAGCCCGTTTATAGGAAAAAGGCTTTGTTTCCATGAAGGAATTGTTAAAATACATCTGAGACCTGACAACCTCAATGCCCCTTCGTTTAAGGATTGGAAACACTGTTGTTATATGCTTATCAGCCAAGTCACTTAAAAGCTTGCAGTTTTTTTCTGCTAAATCTGCCTCAAGTAAAAGTTCTTGAACTTCCATCTCAATTCGTTCCTTATTAATCTTTTCCATGGTCTCCTCCTTTTGAATTTTATTTTATAGTTAACAATCAAATTTACTTTCAACCTTAAACTTCTTGATCGCTTCATTCAGATAACTTTTCTCAATCTGCTTTCCCGCTGAAACAAGAATCGCATAATCGAGGTCACATCCCTTTAATGTGATCATCAGGGCTAATTTTAATTGGGCTGGCGTCATTTGCATTATGATGCTTTCTAAATTTTCCATAGTCTCCTCCTTTTGAATTTTATTTTACCACCGACCCGAGATTAATCTCGGGTTTCGACCATTGAGGTCTCATCAGGATGATTTTCTTGCCTGAAATGTTTCTCCTCTTTTCTCGATGATTGCCCCTAATTGAAAAGCCGCTGCCATATCTATTAGATCTTGTACCTCCTCTTTAGCAAGTTTAACGGCTCTGGCAACACTCATCTTCCAATTTTTAATGTAATGATCTCGAAGTTGAAAGAGTAAAGTTTCTTCAAGAACTGGAAGCTCTACCACTTTCATCGTGGTGGTAGATTTATTGCACTCAACTCCCGCCATTGACCGTCGGCATCCACAGCTTCCATCCACTGTCTCACCATCACACTCAAAGGAAAAATGAACAATCTCACCTTCCGGTACCCAGCAAAAATCATTTTTCCTTTGCCCCTGCATCTCTTTCGTTGCCACGATAATCTTCATAATCAGTCTCCTCCGTTTTGCCCATTGGGCGGTTAAAGGTTTTAATAAATTTCCCTGGCATTGATCGAATCAACTGTGATCTTTGCTGGCCCATTTTCCAAGGTCATTTTAATATACTCTTCGATCTGCCCGTCACCATCCATCTCACCATCATTGACTTCAATCTCCATTATAACTTTTATCTTCATGGTCTCCTCCTTTTTAATTTTATTCTATCATCGACCCGAGTTAAACTCGGGTTTCGACCATTTAGGTCTCATCAGGATGATTTTTATATTTTTCTCATTAGATTACTCTTACGATAGAAAGATAAGGTGTCGTATCCTGCTCCAATTTCCATCGCATCCTATCAACTATCAAATTAAGATCCATTCTGTGCGTGAAGTCTTGCTCCTCACCGTGCTCAAAATTAATGGTCACGATGAACTCCGTCTTCTCCTCGTCCTGCATATTGCTGTGAGAAGAAGAGACTCTCGACTTTGGAAAAAAAGATGCTGCCACTCTATAAAGACTGTTCATCTCGTTCCATGCTACTGCTCTTTTTTCCTGAATTTTTTTATTCATTTTGGTCTCCTCCTTTTAAAATTTGAATTTAAAATTTAAGGCAATACAACAATTTCCAAAGCACCAGGAAAATTTCTTTTTATCTCTTTTAGAGCACTGGTAAAAAATCCATATCTCATTTCTCTAAAAGCCTGGCCGTTAGAATATTTAATATTAAACCACCATTGACCTTTTCCTTTTGGTTCTTTTCCATGGCTAAAAAAATATTCATTCTTATTTATTGCTTTCATCTTGGTCTCCTCCTTTTAAATTTTTTAGTTAGAACCTGCAGTTAACTTCAAAGTAAGAATCCTTTGGCCATGCTCGCCATATTTTCCAAGCATTGATAATCTCGACATGGGGAAATATTTTTTTAATTTGTTCAGCATAACTCTCAGCTGTTTTCCCAAAGGTATAAAAGAATCCAAACCTAAAACTTATCGTCTTATCCTTTTTGAAGATAATTTTATCAGGATAGATATTGGTCCCATCAATCATCTCTTTGAATTGTCTTTTTGTCATGGTCTCCTCCTTTTTTTACTTAATCCCTTTAACAAGGATTTGAAGTGCGACCGGCTCTAAAGAAAATAGAACCTTAATCGCTGTTAGAAATCCAATGATCTTCCAAATTCCAAAAAAATTTTTCTTTGTGATGTTGCCTTTCATTTTGGTCTCCTCCTTTATTTTTTGATAAGGCTTTTATGAATAATTTTTCCAGTAGAAAGTACAAGAAAACCTCTACCATAACCATCTTCCTTTGTTGCTTTTCTAATAATAAAAATTTCCTTATTTCTAAACGTGTAAACTTTTCTCATGGTCTCCTCCTTTTAAATTTTAATCGCGGCTTGCAACCCTTAACTTTTTTACCGCCGGCATGATCTATATCTTAATGATATAAACCACGCCACAGGGTCATTTTGTCTTTTCACTCTTCAGTTGTCAAGGTTGGTGGCGGATTATTCTAATGATAGGCCTGAAAAATGTTTTTCAGATCCTACGTTCGAAACGCCTTGGTTATTGTCAAAAACTTCTGCCTTTGCCAATGAGGCTTGGTCCCCGGCTCGCTTGTTGCCTTTGTTTCTCGCCTCGCTTGCCTCATGATATTTATTAATCTTAACCATGACCTAATCCTACTATATCTAAATGATAATGTAAATACTTTTTTTCATTTCCAGGAAAATAGTTTCTAAGTTATTGAAATCATTAGGCTTTTTAATCATTAATTTTTTTTAATTTTAACCATTTTTCTGTCTTAAAAAAGCTTCATGGTACATGTTTTTCTAAGTTATTGAAATTATTAGGCCTTTTGAGTTAGAAACTAACACATTTCTCCTGGATAATATTATTTTTTTCAATATTCAATTCCATGATGATCTGGACATCATTATAGAGCTTTAAACATAAAACCCACGGTCTGTGGTAGGGGTCACTAAAAATAAATTCTGTTTTGCCCGAGTCATGCCAACGTAGAAAACACGATTCTCAGCATCTGAATTTTTTTCCAAATGCTCTTCAGTTGAACGAGTTAAATCAGTCAATAAAACTACGTGATCAGCCTCACCACCCTTAACTCCATGAATAGTGTCAAGATGCACTTTTGGAATGCCAGTTAACTTACGTCCTTTTTTTAAAATTGTAAGGTAATAGGAACGCTTATCGGCTGTCAATCCAGTCATGGCATCATGCCAAATACCTGGATCGAAGGAGACCAATCCCGACAACCGATAAGCGCCCGGTATTAAATCTCGTGGTTTACCAAGATACTGTAAAATTTCTTCGCCCTTTATCTCATCTGTCATTCCGCCCTTTCGCAAGCGTTCATATTCTTGGATAATTTGTACTTCATCAGGGTTGACTGACACAAATGATCCTCGCATGGTATAAGAAATTCCCTGAGTTATACAAACCTCTTGTAGGATAGATAAAAAACAAACGTTGCGGGCAAGCAGCAACCAACTACCAGGTAAAGTTAAATCAATTTGATCAAGAGAAGAGCAGCGAACTACCCGGCCTAAATCATCACGAGGCTGTAATTTTTTCTCGTACCGCTTATCAATTCTTTTAGTCAAGGCCATGGCCTCATTAAAGATCATTTTAGGAAGACGATAGGAGTATGGCAAAATCTCACGCTCATTTTCTCCTAACTCTAAGAAGCGATTGATATCAGCCCCAGACCATTCATAAATTGCCTGGTCATCATCACCAGCGATATAAAGTCGCTTGGCCTTGGCAAAGGCAATATCAACTACCTGCCACTGCAAGGGCGTTAAGTCTTGGGCCTCGTCAATGATCGTGGCCTCAACCCCAATGTCACCCCCATCTTTTACAAAATTCTGAAGCATGTCGGTAAAATCAATTAAGCCACGCTTTTGCTTATAGGCCCTTAGAGTTTTTGAAAAGAGCTCAACCATGTGCCATGAAAGGTCCCAATCAGTTTGATGCCAAACGTCCTTTAAATCTTGCCCAATGTTTCGAGCAAGGTTATCTATGAATAACATCTTGTCACCGTCTCGCATTCCAGAATCATCGTCAATGATCATTTTACCAATGATTGGGATGCCAAGCAAATCGCCAATTTCCTTTAGGTGCTCAGTTCGTATCACCTGGTCTCTTTTTATTCCAAGTTGACGATAGCATAAAGAATGAAGAGTCCTAAAAAAAAGAAAATCTTTTTCCTTCAACTTGAACTTTAGGGCCGCGCGTTGACATGCCTCGTTTACGGCCTTTTTAGTAAAGGAAACAAAGGCAATCAGGTGGGGCTTTAGGCCACGTGATAGTTCCTCATCCATAACTTCTAAAAGCCTGGTAGTTTTACCTGCCCCAGGACCTCCAAGAATCAACCTTTTATACATGGGGATTTTTTCTCCTTCCATGGCCACAGCAAGTTTTTTTTAACAGTTGTTTTTCAAGAAGTTGTAGCACGCGCCCACAAGAACATTTTACCGTCCAATGGGTTGGGTATAAAAATGGGTGCCTCATGACCACGGTCAATTGGCCAAATTGCTGCCCGACATAATTACGGTCTTTTTTTAAATGACCATTAGGGCCCCCATGCCGACGGTTTAAGCCGTTACGCCGAGGCACTCCCCAGCGAGAGAGGTACTTAGCGATCGTAGGCGCAGTGGTTCTAAATTCACGTGCCAAAGCCCGAAGCGATTTTCCCTTTTTTATATAACCCGTAGTCAAAGCAGTTTTATGTTTATCCCAGAGTTTCATTCTTTTCTCCCTTTAAAACTCTTGGTCTTTAATTGATGGCACTTCAAGTGGCTCGGTCTGCGTTGAAAAAGCGGGGATTGCCCAAGCCCTAAAGAATTTTCCCTTGATCTTAAAGGTCTTTACCCCAGCCTTAAGCTCACGGAGAATGTTCCATGCCTTACGAGATTCAATCATAAATTTTTTCTTACGCAGCCATTCAAGTAAGTCCATTGATCTAAAATAAGTCCGCTCATTTTCAGTAAAAGGCTTGCCAAGAAGCATTTCTTCAGCTGAACGAGCCCCTGCTCGTTCAGTGCAAAAGCGCTCAATCATTGAAAGAAACTCACCACGCAGCCCTGCGTCTTCAGGGGCAGGAAGTGGTTCAGCTTTGCTTAAAAGGTCCTTAATCAAGTTACGCCAAACATTGTCCTTGATCCGATTTGGCAAAATGTTAAAGCTGTCTACACAAGCCTTGGTAAAACGATTCTGGCTTAAAAAATCCTCTGATGAGGGCAGGGTCAACCGCTTGCCGTCTACGTTTAATAGCCACATTGGCGGATCAGTTAAAATCTTTATCATCCCGTCCATTATTATCCCTGGATCTTCTCCTGACCGCTTTAACCCAAATTCACGACGCGCACAAATTGACCGATTGCAAACGAGCGAGATGGGTGGGTCACTACACTTATAAAAATAATCCTTACGGCCAACTGACTTTAGCGTTCCCTCTACCTCCTTGTCCTTTAAGGGAGGAATCAAGTAGCGTTTATTCATCTCCCCAGCTTTAACTTGCCAGCTGTCACCATATTTCATCTTGCAAAAAATAGCCAAGTTAAATAGGCCCTTGTTGCGAGTCCCTTCAGGAAAACCAGCTCGTGCCAAATGCTGTAGGCAAGGGGGACCGCCAACTAGTTCCTCATCTGTCTTTAACTTTAATTCCCCTATTGTCTTAGCCGTCGTTGAAAGCTTAGCGGCGTAAGTTAAAAATTCCTCGGGGGATAGGGCTTCACCCTTTTTAAGGGCGTAGCGGGTCGTTCTTGCCCCAGCGAAATAAGGCATATTAATCCATGAACCAACATCATCCTCACCGCCAAGCTCGGCCTGCTTTGGAAAGATTTCTACCTGTGGGTAGCCAAGGAGTACCGCCCACTCCATTAAATGGTCGCGCACAAATGCCGCTGGGGTTGGCTCACTTAGGAAAAGGTAGAGATGAGCCCCGCCACTTTTCGTGCGGCACACGACCAAAGGAAGCCCAATTCGATTGACAAGGGCCTCTAACGCAGTAAGGTCAAGGTTATAGACATCAATGTCAATCGCCCCGAAATGACAAAAGTTCTCATCATCAATGGGCACGATGCCAAGCCCAACTTTACCAGCTAAGTGGGCTTTCCAAATTTCAACAGTGACAATTTCCTTGAGCGTTTTTGCTTGGCCACCAACTTTTCCTTGTGTATTTACACCACCCACAGTCTGATACGAGCCATGAGCTCGTTCAAGCCCCTTAAACAGTTCAAGGAACTGTTGTGCTATTGTCATGACGTCGCGGCCTATATTTCATACCCCTATGTGCTTCACCACTTTTTATTCATTTAGGGGTAAGTTTTTTCCTTTCAAAGTTTTTGACAACAACTGGATCAAGGGAAATTTTAAAAGACCCCTGATCCAGTTTACTCAATGATCATTTCCTTAAAACGCATCATCCTGAACGACTTGATTTGATGGTTCCGCGGCTCTTGCCTTATTGCTACTGATTTGCTGGCTAAATTGCTTGGCCAATTCATAAATGTCAACCTCAGAGGTAGGACTAAGCTTATGATCTAACTCGATCATGATACCTTTCCAAGTACCTTTGTCATTGCTCTCGGTCACGGTCGTCAGCTTATAGCTGTGTGAAAACATCGGAGGCGTAAACTTCCCACCACTCTTTCCCACGAGCTTGATGGTCTTCATCAGGGTCATCCAATTTCGTGACTTCTTAAGCTGGGTAGAACTAAGAGCCAGAACAATCATTCTTGGCCCCTGTTCAGTTAGGTGAAGACAAAAATGATAGCAGGTATCCACCAGCACGTCCCCATTGTCTAAATTAAACTTGCCGCTCGCGTCACGCTTCAAGACAGTGGTGTCTATATCTTCAAAAAGATGCTCACCGCGATAACCACCACCCTGGTCACGTGGGACCCATTCCGTGAATTTGTGCTGATAGCTCGCGGGGACAATGACCACGCCTTTTTTGCCATCATATAATTCTTTAGTTGCCGTGTTTAAAAACATTCCTGGCTTAGCACCCTTGACATAAGCTCCGTTGTCCTCGGCGCATTGCGGAGAATTTGTTTGCAGCACGATCAAAAACGGCACGGCATAGGCATCTCGGCCTGCCATCTCGAAGCCAGCGTCTCGGTCAGCCTCAAAGTTCATGAGGCTGGCTGGCAAGTTCTTGGTAGCACCCACCGGATGCCTTGTTGATACTTCTTTTCCTACTTTTTTTCCCGTATTTTTTTCGTCTGTCTTTTTCATGATTTCCTCCCTTTCGATTTTCAATGATTATTGGGTCTGTAATATCGCCACAGTGAAGACAGCGATAACCTTTAAAACGTTCTCCAGTTTCATGGTCAACAAACCATTCACGGCTTAATGGCCCGTGACAAATTTCACACCTTAGCAGGCTTTTCTCTTGGCCGCTCAACCTTTGCCTCCCGGTATTCAAAAATTTCAAAAAACGTTGGCAATGGGTTACCGGCCTCAAGCTGCTCTTTTACGAAGGCCTTTAAGGTTCCGCCATGAATACTTTCCTTATGGGCAGAATCATAGCCCTTGGCCATTAATTCTTTTAAAAGTTTCAAAGCCTTTTTGTCTTCTTTCATGCCAAATTTTGTAACTACCTCATTTTTAATCAAGGAATCAAATTCATTTTCCCGCAACCAGGCAAAAGCCTTAAATTGATTCTCTGCCTTAATGCTAGCTTCAATTAGTTCTCTGATTGTTACCTTAATGCCAGAGGTTAACTTAAATTCACTAACCCCAATATCTCGCATTAGGTCAGGAATTAATCTTCTTCTTAATTCATTTAATTTTAACTGCTTTTGTTCAAGCTTCTCAGTTAAATCCTGTATGACTTTTTCTTGTGTCAATAGAGCTTTGGCTAAAACAGATAACTGTTTTAACTGGGCATTATTTGGCATCACCATTGCCTCTTTTGCATCTTGTTCAAGGTTCATTTTTTTCACCTCCTTTCATTGATGGTCAATGAGCAGGATTCACACCTATAGGTTTCCAGCCCCACAGCTTGCTCTGGATAGCCATCATTGACCATTTCAACAATCACCATAGCTTTGACACAATTGGCACCAGCAAGGTCCTTCATAATCCTCGGGGTGCTCTTCCTCAGCCTCGGTCTTTTTCATTAGCTCATCGTACCGGTCACAATTTTCACGAAGGCTTTTTAACTCTTCCCATTCTTCAGGGGTCAAGATTTTTCACCTCCTTAATTTGGATTTCTTTTTGTAGGAGGATCTGACATTGATCCACCTGGCTTTTCAATTACTTCTCCCAGGGATTGTTCATCAAAATAAACCCAATCCAACGGTTTTCCATCCTTAAGTTCTGGAGATAATAACCCAACACGAGTGCAGCCATAAAGATATTCTGTCTTGCACATGGCCACTCCAATAAATCCAGTATGCATGTCCCTATATCTCTCTCCCAATTTTATCATTGCTTTCACCTCCTTCCTCTTTGACTTTATCATCTAAAAAATCTTGATAGCCATCGTATAAACCGTCCATGTAGTCTTTGCCATGAGGCTCGACACGAACGTCTTGAGTCTGTCCGTCAGCATACCCATGGATATATTCTTCCCAGTTTCTGCTCATAACTTCTCTTTAATTTTATCATCAACCAAAAACGTAGCTTCTTGGTCTGCTAAGATTAAAGCCCCAACCAGAGGCATTGACCGAATAGCCGCGTCAAGAGCATAGTGGTTGGGGTCTTGTTCCCAACTTGACATATGCCAACGAACGGCCAAGGCCTCGGCCTCGGTCAGGGCCATAAACCGTTGTAAGATAGCCAGGCTCTTTTCCCCATGTCCCATTGGAAATTGGTCCTTGATTTCCCAAACTATTTTCTTTACCCATTGCCCAGTGCGATCATCTTTTACATTGCGGGTGCCCCTGACATAAAAGTTTATCTTGCAAAGGTCATGAAAAAGGCTAACTAATACTCGACTCTCTTCATCAACTTTTAAATCATGGTTTAGGGCTATATGCTCAAGCGCCGCATAGACATTTAAGCTATGGGTCACTAACCCTCCCTCAACGCTAAGGTGATTAAACTTTGAACAAGGAGCCTGATAAAAATCAGTTGTGGCCAAGTACTTCATTAGGTCCTTAATCCCCTTGCGCTTGGCCTTAAGGTCAATCAACTTATTAAAGATGTCCCTCATTTAGTTTGTCCTTTCTTGTTCAAATTTTTCCTTTAGCCTTTGAAATTCACCTTCAAATTTTTCTTTCCATGCTTGAAATTTAACATAACAGTCGTCACAAATAATGTCGCATTCTTCTAGAGTACACCCTGGAAAATCTTTTTCTAATTCTTCTTTCATTTCCCTTAGGTCTTCTGGGCTATCCTCTTCTAATTCTTTTTTACAGCGAGCGCACGTTTTCATTTTTTACAACCCCTTTTTAGCGATAAGAAATTCTTTTACTTGCTCAGGAGATAGATAAGCAATTCCTAAGTTATAACAAGAATCCTCTTCCACCACGAGATAACTTCCCTTGTACCCTGAACGAATGATAGTTCGCCTTAAATCTTTTTCCTTGCCCTTGATATCAGCTTGCAAGAAACAAGTGATTTTTTTAATTTTCATCACTCAACTCCTTCTAAAAAATATTGATCAATCAAAAACCTTATGTACCCTGGGCCATAATTATACCAAGCTTTTTCCCACATCTCAGGCCAATCTTGCTGCTTATATTCCTTAACCCAGGATTTAAAATCTTTTTTAAATTTTCCCGGGACCTGTTTCCATGGTGCCGAATAATCAGTCCCGTCGTCATTGACCATTCGCCGTAATGCCTTTAACAGGTCGATTGATCTCATTTATTTTCTTCTTTTTCCCAGCACTGCTTCAGCTGATTTTCTGGCTCTCTCATGCACAGCGCGAACTTGTTCATCAGCCGTGTCGTTGGCAATCAGGTCAATATAAAGCACTGGGTGTTTTAACCCAACTCGATGGCACCGATCTTCTGATTGATAGCGGTGCTCATAGGAAAAATCGTTTGAAAAGTAAAAGACCGTCTCCGCGGCATAAAGATCAATGCCAACTCCTGAGGCCTGTTGTCCCACTAAAAACCTGGCCTTGCCTCCTTGAAAATTTTTAATCATCTCTGGCCGCTTGTTAGCAGGGATCCCGCCATGGTATTCAGTTACCTGATCATAACCATAAAGTTCCTTAAGCCTTGTCACAATGGCCATGATCTCGGCGCGAAAGCGAGCCCAAACGATCGTCTTGCCAGGGTGGTCCTCAATGAGCTCAAACAAGAGGTCAAGCTTAGGGTTTTCTTTTAAAGGCCTAACGGTGCTGGCACCAGGTTCTTTGGATGGCAAAAAGCCCCCAGTGATCTGCTGGCAACGCAATAACCGGGTGATCTGCAGCGGAGTTAAAAGGCGAAAGTCCTCAAACTCTAACACTCCTTCCTTTTCAACCTGTTGATAAAGGTGACGCTGCTGGGTGGAAAGGTCAACTCCAACAACCTTATAGATCTTGGCGGGCAGGTCAAGGCACTCTGTCTTTTCTCGTCGATAGTAATGAGGCTTGAGCCTGTGGCGAAGGTCATCAAGGTGAATGTACTCGATTAATTCCTCATATTCCCAAGACTTGTCCCCCTTGCGGGTGAACTTTTTTTCCCACCGGCCGTAATTATGCCTGAAAGCGGCGTAAGAATAAAAGCCCAAGAGCTCGTAGCCTAAAAAAGCAAACTGGCTGTAAACGTCAAATGGAGACTGGGTCACGGGAGTGCCAGTTAAAATTCGCCGGTACTTGGCATGCCGCCCAAGGGAAATAATCCGCTTAGTGCGTTGGGCGCGAGGGGTCTTGATGCGGGTTGACTCGTCAACAACCATCAAGGTTGGAAATTGGTAAAGCAATTTTAGCGACAACTCATAAGCGGTCCTTGGGGAAGAGTAGGCTTCCACGTTGACAATGAAAAGCCGAAGGCGCCGTTCTTGAAGGGTAGGGGCCAAGAGCTCAAAGACTGCCTCGTTAAAGTATTTAGCCTTTACCCGGCCCGCGCCATATTCCACCATCACGTAGGGACAGTCAAGGTGAAGCGGAACTTGATTTCTTGCCCAGTTGGAATGAACCCCGTTAGGGGCAACTACCAGCATGGCCTCAATCCGGTGAGCTTTAAAGAGTTTTTCCGCAGTGTCAAGGGCAATCTTAGTTTTCCCCAACCCCTGCTCTAGTAGAAAGGCAAAGTTCTTTTTTTCCCACGACAGCTTCAAACATTCGGCCTGGTGCTTAAACGGAGTAGTCTTCATTTTGTGTCTAAGCAATCTCCGTCTGTGTTATAGGGGTCAAACGCATATCGACAACCCTCGTTAAACCCACAGTGAATGCAGGTACAAGTTTTATAATTAATCTCTAATTCTTTAAACCGGGTTTTTTCTTCTTTAGAAATTTTCCTCATATCAGCCCCTTTTGCTTGGCGAGCCACTCAGGAACCTCGACGATATGAGACCATTCCCGAAAGTCAACCTGGCTTTTTGGCAGCCAGTATTTTTTGTCATCGATTCGAATGTAAATGGCCAATGGCCGGTCTTCAAGCAGCTCGTCGAATTCAATCTCAACCATCCCTGATGAAATTAGCCATCTCATTGTCATAGGATCACTATCTCTTCTTATCTTAGTAGAAGGAAAAAAAATTGGAGAGAAGCTTTTAGGCTCCTCTCCAATAACATTACTTTACGTCTACCTTTACCCAGCCTTGCTCTTTATACTCTGACTCAGAAACCTTCTTGAGCGGGTCAATCGCCTTGATGAGATAAAATTTTAAGGTAATCTTTGGGTCAAAGGTATTTACCGCAAATGCCCCAATGCCAGCAACGTTCGACCCCCAGGCAACGGGGTTAACCCCGCCCTGAAAACCCGCCGCCGAGCCACCCCCACCAGCGTTAGAGCCGATAGACTTTTGCGAGGTCTTGAACGAGACATCAAACCTGATGTTAGTAGTGTCCTTCTGCCCGAACAGGGTAATGACCTTTGGCACCAATGCAAGAAGGTCTTGGTCATAATCTTCAATTCTGGAAAAGCCCATCCACCTTCCACCCCTTGTGTAAGGCTCGACCCTAATAACCTTGTCAGCTTCTTGAACGACCTTTTCCTCACCAGTGGCAGGGTTCATCCAGACTTTTTTCAACTTCAACCTTTGAATAGCGTAAAATTCAGGCACATCTCCTTCAGGGATACGGCCTGCCATACCAGGAACCATCTGCAATAGGTATGGTGGTAAATTTTGCGGTTGCTGATAGTTCGGGTAAGATTGAATCACAGCCAAGGCACCAACATCATTGGTGCTATTATTTGTGGGGCTGCTGCTTGCAGTACCACTAATACTAGGGTTTATGGTAGGGCTAATGGTAGGGGCACTAACAGCAATCCCAACACCTTTCGAAATTGAATCTGACGTAGCAACCTGAGCTAAAGCCATGACAGGGCTCATCAGCACTACAATCACAGCTAATAAAATTGATTTTCTTATCACCTTGCTTCCTCCTTTCAACTGGAAATTAGAATTAGAGGGAAGGAGAAATCCTTCCCTCCTCTAAGGCCATTAAAAACTGCCAAAGGCCCCGCCACTGACATTTAGCTTGCCGGCAACTGCCCACCCATTAAGGGCAATTCCACCACCAATGGCGGTACCGCTGTTGCCTGCCTGATCGCCCTTAGTAGCTGTATAGGAAGAACCTTGTAACCCAACAGAGCCGGTGGCTGTGCTCAGATTTCCAGAAGAATTGACTGCAAACCCTGTGCCTCCACCAGAAACAGTGCTAATTGCTCCACCATTTTTATCATTGGCGTAGGTAGACTCAGTAACCACTGCTCCACCTGCTGCCCCTGTTAGGTTACCAGCAGCCCCAACCACGGTAAGCTTTCCGTGGACGCCAAAACCATCCGCAAACACGGGAGTGGTCATTAAAGCAACCGCTAAAACTAAACTAACCAGTAACATCTTTTTCATGATCTTCCTCCTTTTTAAGATTAAGGTTAAACGTTAGGACGCTCCAGTCAACTTGGCACCACCTCCTTTTTTAAGGTACTTGTCCAGATAATGGTAAACGTTCCTGAACTCGTGATGATAAATCCTGATATAGATCACATGGATCAAGACCCCAAAGCCCATAGAGACATTGACCAAAAGGAATAGGCCAGGAAGTTCTTGACCATAACCGTGGGTCAGTCCCGTCGCGACCACAGCGAAAAACACCCAGATCGGAATGAAATGCACTTTTGACCCTCTTATTTTTTTTCAGGCTTAATCATCAGGCTTGATCATGTTGACTTGCACCTGAACTACCTTAATCGCCTCGTCTGACTCAATCACCCCGTGTGAAAGACGATTCCTGACAAAACTCTTTAGGTCATTGTTGTTAAGCTTTGTCTTCACCTCAACCGTAACTACTTTCTTTTTTGCCTCCATCCTTGATCACCTCCCTTCAACTTTTTCCTGGCCCAACGGACAAATTTCCTTAAGTCAAATCTCCAAAACGGCGCCTGCCTGTAACGACTTGCCATCAGCCACTCGCAATAACCAATTCCCTCTTCCAAGTTGGCGTCGGTATAGAGCCTAACCCTTCCCTCATACCGCCCAGTTTGATGCATAAAGTCCCAGATCATCAGCCGGCAGATTGCCATCAGAATTCAATCCCCCTCATTATGGCCAGGGCAGGTGGCCTTGGCTTTGGCCTTGACCTTGCCTGCTCAAACAAGATTCCCATGCAAAAGCCCCAGGAGAGACCAATAAAAATTCCCAGGATCATTATAATTTTAACCTGGTGGCTATATTCCCCCTTCAAGGATAATTTTTTCACCTTATTTTTTCCCCCGTCAAAAGGCCATTCATGAAGGCCACGTCTTCCCTTGACAATTTAACTTTAACCAAGTCATTTTCCACCTCGACGATCAAATTCAGAAATTTGACGCCCTCAGGAAGGACTGGCATGCCCCCGCACCTGCTTTTAATGGCGCCCGCAATTTCCCTCAAGTCTATCGCGACGGCAAACAACGGCTCACTCATCTTTCTTCTTCCTCCGAAACAAGTCGGCTATGAGCTTAGCCGACGAGCCAACCCCACCGATTCCAACTAAAAGCTGTCCGAGGATCTTAGCCTCTTGGTAAAAGCCTAGCGTTGATTTTATCTTTAAGAGATCGATCATTTCAGGAACGGCCCATAGGGTAAATCCCAGGACAATGATGCCAATATAAAATTTCCAAGAACCTAACAGCCTTTTCATTTTTATCCCTTATTCAAAGATCCTCAGCAGAAAGCAGGCCCCAACGGCCAACAAGAGGCATAAGATAAAGACGACAAGCCCTTTCACCTTAGGTCCCCCACCCTGACCTTTCTTGCCTTAAAAAATTTTCTAACTTGAATAGGATTTTTCTTCTTTTGGCACGCCTCCAACCCTACCCAACCAAACGTTGGGCCTTTCATTAAGCAGTGGCCTCTCAGCCTACAAAATTCAAGCTTCCAATCACACCCCGAGCCTTTTGACGTCTTTTCCTTCACCTTCTACTCCCTCGACGAGGCCTCTGCCATGTCCTTTTCAATCACCCACATGTTGTTCGATTGAACGAGCTTCCTCATAGCGGGTCTTTCAAAATTGAACTTGATGGCCTTAATGAACCCTTCCCACCTGACCACCTTATAAGCTAACTTATAATCCCCGTGGTGAGCGCTTGTGATTATTATCCCAGAAGAATTTCCCCTGAGGCCAATTTGATTTGTCTCTTCTTCAAAGAAGAGGGCCATCTTCGGACACTTGTTGAAACACTTTTCCCAGACTTGGTTGGAAAAAGCCAGGGCTTGATTGGAGACCCGAACCGAATCACCTTCAAAATTCAACTTGCCACCTTTTGGAAAATATCTTTTAAACATTTTTTAACCCACTCCCCCTTCCATTACTAAGGCCAAATTATTTAATCAACACAGACAGCTTACAAACGGGGCACATCTTCTTAGGCATTCCCTTCCCAGTATAGAACATCCTGACATGGTGTTCTTTCCCACACCTTGGGCAAAGCGCAATAATTATTCTCCGATCTGACTTGACATCATGGCCTGAACTCATGCAGCTTAAACTTGTCCTCAACCAATTTGAAAAAGTCTTTCTCGTCAGCCTGCTGGTTTAATAGCTCAACGATCAGGCTGCCATAAATTGAGTCAACTTTTTCGGCGACCAACAAATCTGACCTTGATTCCCGGTCAAAATTGTCAACGCGAATGATTTTCATGTTTCCTCCCCTGGCAACTTGCCGTCTGGGGCATGGTACCTTTTGTTGAGCTCAATCCAGATTTCTGGAAAAGCTTGCCGCAGCTTTACGGCGTTGCCACTGTCTGCCCGCCGCATGGCTGCCTGGATCAGGGCATAAAACGGCGGGTCGTTGAGCAGCAGCTCCCTTCCAATGACATAGTCAGCGTAGCTCATATCAATTCCTCCTCGACTGTCACGAGGGCCTCGCAGCGAGGGCAAAGAAACCTGACCATGGTAGGCATGCCCTCGAAGAGCGCGGGAGTTTCCTCAACATATTTAATTGCGGCCCTGGCGACTAAAAACCTACATTCAGTGCAATAATAAAACTCTGAATTTTCCACCTTACCTCCAGTTTTGCCACCACCTGTCAAAAAGTTCCTCAAGGTCTTTCATCACCACCCTGTCAGGCACGCCGCCCGTTGAGGCGCCAGCCATCAAAATATTTCCCCTCTTATCTTCAACTATCCAATAGAAATGACCACTATTGTAGTAATCGTCAAGGCGCTGGGTCAACTTGACGTGGTAGCCCCTGATTTTCTTTTTTAAGGTATGTTGAACGATCATTCTCGTCTCTTCGCCGCGGCCATGGCATCGTCAAGGTTATCAAGCAATTCTTGTAGTTCTTTCTTGCACTCGTTACCCCTTATCAGAGTGAGCGCAACGAATTACCCCGGCAATAATTTTTCCGCCTTCACCAACACAATCTCGATTCAAGATCACCCGATCTACCCCAACAGGCCCATCCCCAAGAAAATTCCCAATGTACACGTCAGCGTCATCGGGCAGTTGGTTCAACAATTTAACAAGGTCTTTTTTCTTCATCATTTTTCCTTACCTCTATCTTCCCAAAACATCAAACACCTTTATTCTTTCCACCAAAATCAATATCTTGTTTTGGTCCCTGAGGCAGGTCACATTTTTCAACGGTTTAAGGATTGCTTGTTCCTCAATAGTTATGTGCGCCTCTACCTCTGCGTCCTCGGTTATTAACCCCGCATCCAGTGATTCTTTTATTCTCCTTAAATGCTCCCTAACTTTCACTTCTTATCCTATCTCCTTGCTGACAGTTGTGCCTTCTCCAAACAGCCCCTTCCGCTGGAGCCTAAGGCGACGGCGCCACCTTCTTGAAAAAGCCAAGTTTACTGTGGCTCTTTCAAAGAGGGCCATTTCAGCCTTTTCTTTTTCTGACAGGGGAATCACAACTTCAAAAAGGCCACAACCCCCGCCACAAGACCACCTTACCACCTTCTTATCCGCCGACTTAAATTTTAAGGCACCGTGGCACTTGTGACAATGGCGATAGCGAAAGCTTAAAGGCAAAATGTATCTCATGCCTATATAAACTCCCTTAAGGCAAACGCCTTTCTCCCTCGCCTCTGACATTTGGAGTGTCGTAATTTTGACAATGCCCTGGCCTCAATCACCCCGATCCTAACTCTAGTAAGGTTAAAGGCTGAACCTATCCTCTCTAAGGTAGCCTCTTCCTCGTCATTGAGGCCAAACCGCATTTCAATGATTTTTTTCTCCCTCGGAGTTAAATTAACTAAGGCCTCATTAATTTGTTCCTTTAGCTCAATCAGCTCAACGTGTTCATCTAGGTTTAAGTTAGGTCGATTGAGTTCAGCGAAAATTTTTTCAGACTCTATCTCCAATTGAAAAGATGACCTTCTTGCTTCCCTTAGATGCTCTGGAAAAATTTCCTCACAGGTCTTATTTAAAGCCTTGCAAATTTTAACTGCCGTAGGGGTCCAGAAAAAAGGACCATTGATTAAGGATAATTGCCGTTTGAATCTTTTAGAATGCGTAGTAATAGGAGACCTTTTAAAATTTAAATAATCTCCAAGGGATTGAATATTAACTCCTGCCTTCTTGGCAATTTTACTTTGAGAAATTCCCTTGCCCCATAATTCTTCAGCAGCTTGAAGGATTAAGTTGTTTTTTATTTTCATCAAAAGTCGTAAGTCTTTAGCCATAGGCCTGATTATAGCTCAGGCCTTTTATAAATGTAAATCCTTTTTTTATGGTCCTTTGAAAATAAAGATCAAAGAGCTGGCACCTATATATAATGATACGGAAAACAAGCCACGTGATGCTCAGAGGCAAGCCATGTGATGCTTAATAATTTCAATAGGTTACAAAAAGATGCTATTTATAAGTTATTGATTTTATTAAGCTTCTTTGACTCAGGGTCCAGAGAGATTTCATTCATCAAGTGATGCAACTATGAAAATTCTTCATTAACAACTTCAATAAGTTAGGGGACAATTTCCTGGTTGCATCACATGCATCACATGTAGCTTCAATATGTGATGACTATCTAACTTTATGAATTTACAACAACTTTTTGAGCTTTTTCTCTTATAAGGGGTAAAAAGACAATGGAAAAAATGTTTTATTTTTTTTTCTTCAAAACATATGATGCAAGTGATACATGTGATGATGCTAAATAATTTTAATAACTTAGAGCATAAGACATAGTGATGCAGATGTGATGTTTGATAATAAAACAGATATTGTTAAGCCCTTGGGAACTTTAGAAAAATACTTTGATTTATTTCTCCCATTGTCTTTTCACCCCTTATAAGGGAGACAGAATTTCCTGGACTTATTAAAAGTATTTACATTAAATAAAAAGTTTAAAATATTAAATTATTTATTGTACATTGGCCTTAAAGCATGATATAGACATAGGGCTATAAGGTGAGGCATGAAGAAGAGGAGTTTAGTTAGTAATAGAGCTCGGGTTAAAATTAAAGTTAAAAAGGGAAGACAGAGACGCCATAACATTCCGCTTGAGGAAATTATCAAGGCCTTGGAATTGAAGAAGGGATTCGTGTCGATGGCAGCTAAGGCTCTTCGCATTACTCATGGCGGCCTTGATAAAAGAATCCATGGCAGTGAGGAGCTGCAAGAGGCCCTTCGGTTGATTAATGAAAAAAATCTGGATACGTCAGAATCGACCTTGCTTACTTTGATTAGTAAGAAAAATCTTGGTGCAACCACCTTTCACCTTAAGTGTAAGGGAAAGAACCGAGGCTATGTTGAGCGGCAAGAGTTAGCAGGCCCTGGTGGAGGCCCAATTCCAATTCAACGGTTAACGGTAGAGTTTATAAAGCCAAGTCAAGTACGAAAGGAAAAGTAATGATTTTGCTTGAATTAGGAAAAATACTTAATGGGCTTCATCAGATGAACCTCAAAGTCCATGGGATGTTTAATGGGCTTCATCCAATGAACCTCAAAGTCCATGGGATGTTCAATGGGCTTCATCCAATGAACCTCAAAGTCCATGGGATGTTCAATGGGCTTCATCCAATGAACCTCAAAGTCCATGGGATGTTCAATGGGCTTCATCCAATGAACCTCAAAGTCCATGGGATGTTCAATGGGCTTCATCCAATGAACCTCAAAGTCCATGGGATGTTCAATGGGCTTCATCCAATGAACCTCAAAGTCCATGGGATGTTCAATGGGCTTCATCCAATGAACCTCAAAGTCCATGGGATGTTTAATGGGCTTCATC